CTCTTGCTTCAACGTAACTGCATTCTGCTTTACTCTTACAAAGGTATAGTATTTCCCTTGTAAAATTTTCACTGCCTAATGTTTTTACGTCTTCGATTAGTTCCAAATTAGAGCCATAATATTCGCGCCAGTCAGAATCGACTTGTGATCGAATCTTCTTTTTGCGTTTGTTACCATTTTTGTATTTTACAGTTCTTGTTGTTGTTTTTTTAAATTTTGCTAGTTTTTTGCCTATGTATTTGCGCCCTGATACACAGTTTGTAATGAGATATACAAATCCAGCACAGTCCTCGGGTAATTGGTCAATATCTTTACCTTCATACAGCCAAGTCATTGGGGATTTGTTCTACGTCCATGTGTATTTTAATTATGCCATAATAGTTTATAAGTTATAAGTTCTGATTATTATACAACTTCTACATCCGTTGTATAACTGGTAAATCCGTTTTCTTTGACTACAGTTAAAATATTATTTACACGCCCAGCCAATTCGTCTTTGTGGCTGACAAGCCAGATACTCTTGTTGCTTTCTCTGCTCATTTTCTTAAGAATAGCCAAACTGTTTTCTACACCCGAAGCATCCATACCCGAATCTACTAACTCATCGATAAACAACAAGTTGATAGGTTGATACAGACTTTCCCATACATCACGGAAACTCCAACTTAAACTGAGGATCAAACGATTGCGTTCTCCCCTACTCAAGTTGTCAAAGTCTAACTCACGACCTAATTCTTCAATGCTTACAGTTAAGTCGTTTAAGAATTTGACCTGGTGTGGCAAACCAATACGATCCAGATACTGCGCCAATCTGCCGTTTAAGTAACTTAGGTTCTGATCAATGATCTTTTTACGAATAAATGAATCTTTGTTGGTCAACAGTTTGAGCAAGAACTCTTGGTGCTCTTTGACTCTGGTCAATTCATTGATAGTGTCGTAAGTAATCTCTTCAACCGCAGTTTCTTTCATTTCTGCGATCTGTTCACTGTAGGGATCCGGTTCTTCCTGTTTGGCAGTTAACTGCGTTAGCACACTGCCCATACTGCTTCTATGTTCAAATGCATCTGCTTCTGCTGAGTAAAATGTTTCGGGCCGACTGCCTAACTCGCCTATGTCTGCTACAGTTTTTGTGTGCTCCTGCCATTGTGTGTCATTTGTTAATAACTGTAGTGCGGCTTCTTGCTTTTGTTCTTGCTTGCTTTTAAGTATTTCTTCTTGCTTGGCATCGTGTATGTCCTGCCCACAAGCATGGCACTTATGGTCTTCCAATAGAGCAATTTCTTTTTCTAGTTTGTCAATGAGTTTCTGTTGTTTGTCGTTGTCACGTTCAATACTAGTAATCCATTTTGTGCATTCGTCAACTTGCGACTTTTTACGGTCATAATCTGCCAACAGTTTGTGTGCAGCCAATTCTGCTTCAATGTCTAACTTGGCCAGTTCGTCATAGGCACTTTGTAAAGCAGCAACTTCACTGTCTTTTTTCTTTTGCCACAGTACTTGCCTGCGCTCTAAACTTTCAATTTGATTGTTGATGCGCTCGTTGGCATCTGACACTGCTTTAATTCTTGCTTCTTCATGTTGAATGGCATCTTTAGTAGAACGATTTAGCTCTTTCAATGCTTCAGCTTTTTCACTCAGCATGGTAATACCCAGAAGCTGCTCAATGATAGCACGTTGGTCATTGGCCCGCATACTGAGAAAAGGCTCTGTATAAGTGTTTAAGGCTACAACGTGCTTGAACATGTCATGACTCATGTTGAGCAAGCGTTCGATTTCCTGTTGTGTTTCTCTGCTGTCACCTTGACTGTTGTCGTCTCTACTTTCCTGCTCTTCGTCGTTGACATAGAACTTGAGCACATTGGGTTTGCGTCCACGCTCAATCCTGTAACTCTGTCCTTCGCAGTCAAAGTCGATGGTGATCAACATGGCCTTGCCGTTGGTCTTGTTGATTAGATTATCTTTTTTGATGTTAGTCAGTGCCTGTCCAAACAGTGCATAACTAAGTGCATTGATGATTGTAGTCTTGCCTGTACCGTTACGTGCGCCACTATCATCGCCACCCAAGTCTAAGTTTTCACCTAACACCAAAGTCAAGTCTTGGCGATCAAAGTCAATGCCCTGTGTGGCATTGCCCACGCTCATAAAGTTTTTAACTGACAGTGTTTTTATTTTGAACATTATCGCTTATTTCTTTATAAATTGGTTTGAATACTTGATCGATGTAGTCTAAAATTATTTGCCTATTATACAACAGTCTACTTTCTAATTCAAGATTTATTTGTTTCAAATAGTCTAGCGGCCACTTAGAAACAATCTCCGCTTGTTTCATAACTGCCAAGAATCTTTCACTGGGATCTTCAATGGAGTCATAACTTTCATCCCAGTAATCGTCAAAAGTTTTTATTCCAAACGACTGCAGATATCGAATAGTTCCTACCGCACCCAATATGATAAAAGGAGTTGTACACAATATTGGTCTCAATATTTTTTCACTTATGTAAACAGATGGGTAATCAAAAACTGATTCGGACACTAAATCTACTGCGAATTCTTTGTAAAAATCAGATCCGTTTGGTGGTATATTTGGATTTATGTAACTTTTTGGTACAGGAATTTGATTTAAAAATAAAATTTCTTTGTTTTGCGTTAACGTTGTCCAATCTTCACTAACTGAAATCGCATTATTGTAAACATAATCCAAATTGTCATCGATATTGCTCTGATTTTGATTTGTAGGTATTTCACTTAGCATTTTAGTGTTTGGATTGTTAATTGAATACTGAATCTCCGAACAATTATTTTTAATGATGTAGGCTATAAGTTTTTCTCTATGTGCTCTTAATAAGCCCACCATACACAACATAGGATATATTATATTTTTCCTATATCTTATAATATCTTTAACATTGTTGTAACTATTATAGTTTAGAATAAGATTAAAAACTTCCGGTTGATCATTATTGTCAAAGTAAGGAATTAATTGTTTTTTAAGGTTACTACTGTTACAAATAAATCTAAAAACGAAACCAGGAAATCCCATAGATTTAATCGCTAATAATAGATTGTATATTGTAAAACTCAAAGGAGAATTTAAAAAATAAAAGTCAGTGTCGTTATGTAAAACTACAATTCTTTCATTTGGCTTAAATTCTTCCTTAAAAAGTGTTTTTAACTTACCATGTAATGAAGGTGCGTCTTGCCGATAATGGATCAAGTCAATAACATCAATTACGCTAATAGTCATGCAAGTTCCTCCAATGATTGTATATGTTTTCTAAATTTTCATATGGAATTATTTGCAAAGTATTTGCAATTTTTTGTAGGTTATCTATGATACTTTTATATTCTAGTAATTCACTTAGCGGGATCACAATATCGTTTTTTCCAACAGGAGGATTTTTAAAAAGATGAGTGAAGTTGTCTTCAATAATATTGTTCCTTATGAATCTATATAGACTGTTTGTTTTTACTTTGTACAGATTTTGGCTTTCAAAGCCAGCAATTTTATAACTGTCTCTATGTTCTTGTTGAGTAATTTCATAGCCATCATCTATTTTACGTGCAGAGTATCGTTTGCGCCATTTGCTTTTATAGAACCATTTTAAACTTGGCTGATCTAGCATAATAGTAATTATTTGATAATGCTGCATCCAATTTGGGATATTAAATTTATGTGTATGTAATGGTATCCACAAGTCGGCAAAATTTATTGGAAGATTTGATAAATCGTCCCCTCTTGTATATGTTGCACTGTAATATTGATTTATTGAATAGCAGTTTTTTGGTTCATTATCTAACCAAGAATCAAAATCGCTGGTAAAACTACTTTTAAACCATTCTGAATCAGATTGCTCAGTGTTATTCCAAGATTGTATATCGGGGTGAAATCCTAGAAGAGCACAAAGCATTTTACCTGCACCTCCTGGCGGATAACGCACAACAAGAAATTTTGCCACTAAAGATTCCTATAAATGTCCAGTAACAGATTATTATCGTAGTGATCGCTGGCAATAGCAGTTAGTTGATTAGTTACAATCTGATCTACACTTTCGAACTGCACATTACCCTGTATTTCATACTCTGATAAGTCTGTATTCTTTTGCGGCAGCAGTGTAATCTCACGCAGGTTATACTGCCCAATAAAAGTTTCTTTGATAAAATTGGCTTCTTCGTAACTGATATCAATGTCCAAGTTCACACGCACATGCATACCTGGCGCCAGTATGTCGTCGGCATGATCCAGTATTGCTGCCAAGCCTAACACACGGTATCTGGGTTGATCGGGCCAAGCATGATACTCAGGCTCTTTGCCCCATTCAATAACACACAGTCCTCTGTCATCATCACCAGCGTCTGCATAGTTGTGTGGAAAGCAGTTGCCAATATAAGTGATGTTGCCGTGGTTTTGTCTTTTGTGAAAGTGCCCTGTGTAAACTTGTTCACAGGCCCGAAACTGTTCACGTTTGACTTCACCGTGATCGGGCATCTGCACCATGGCGTTCATGTAAAAGTGAGGAAGTTCAAAGTGTCCAAATACATATTTGGTCTTTAGTTTTGGCACACGTTTGTAGTCATCACCTACCAACCAAGGTGCAATAGTTACATCACCTTCCGAGAACCAATCATTACAGATTCTAACATTGGGCAAATGTCTAGCCCACTCTACACTCTGTATGTCACGTTTGTCCCTATAGTACAAATCGTGGTTACCAGGGATAAAGTAGACCTGATCAAAGTTTGCGTTTAAATGCTCTAAGGCCTGCAGACTGTAGTTCAGTGTAACAATATTAATACTGGCACGGTTGTTGTGCCAGTCCCCCAGGAATAAAGCAGTTTCGCAGCCTTGGTCTCGTGCAGTCTGAGTAGCCCATTTGACAAAGTTCAAACAGTCTTCGTTATGCAGTTGACTGTTTGACTTTAAGCCAAAGTGTATGTCCGTGAACACGGCTGCTTTTTTGAATAGATTAGCCATCTATCTATTATAACTTCGTTTTTGGTCTACTGCAACTGGAAAAATTGTCATTCGTCGTAATATCCGCCACCACCACCAGTCATCATGCCCTGTCGTGTATAACTGGGGTTTAGGTTGTTCATTTCTAAAATGTCATCTCTGATATTTTGGTTACGTTTTTCAATGTTGAGCACACGAGTAAACGAGTTAGTAATTGCCGCAGTATAGTAAGCAAATGGGTTCTGACTCTTGCTTTCATCAAACTGTAAGCCAATTTGGCTTAACTGTAGCAGTGCCTGGCTACGCATTTCGTCGTTGTAAGTGTAGCCGCGCCAATTTGATCGAGTAGCATAACGCTCGCACAGTTTCATAAACATGTGTGCCAATTTGTTGGTCATTTGTCCATGCTCACGTGAAAATTCTCCCGACTCTAAATCGCCCCGCCAGTGACTTTTGCCTACCAGTACAGGTTCACCCTCGGCATCGACACGATAGTGATAAAACGGTGGAAAGTTTACTTTGACATACTTGTTATGTTTAGGATCTTCCTCGTCATACTCGGTGTGTGCTGGTTCGTCCTCATCGTCAACTAAGTCTTTAGCCTGTTGACGTGCTTTGTTAGTTTTGACTTCATCTAAGGGGATATGCTCCCAAGTCATTACACGAAACACACAGTCAGTTTGTGGGATTTTGGTATACTTAATTTCAAAATCTTCTAACTTTTGCTTTTGTCCTGTTTCTTTTACAGCCTGCTCATGTGCCAGTTTGGTCAAGCGTTCCGCCCTTGCACGGCGTGCAGCCACAATGTTTTTCTTATTGATTTTTTTGACACTGTCTACGATCATGTCAAAATTAGCAGCGTCTTGGTCCAAATAACTGCAATAGGTAGTTTTACTTTTGTGTATTTCTTTAAGAATATCTTTATTATTAAGGTAATTGTGTTTAATAACCGTTCTCCTTTATACTGTTATAATAGTAACATAGTTTTACTGGGTTGTCAATTCTTGAATGCAAAATTGGCATAATTTTTGGCGATAAATATTTTAAATCGGAATAATTATGGCAAATTTACAGCAAGGTCCTAGTAGTAACTCAGACAACACAGATCCATCTGGAGTTAGTCAAACTGCTGGGGTAGCACCACAACAACAGTTTGCATCAGGCGGAGATGCAAGTGCATTTCGTTTAAGTACCCTTGCAGAAGGCATTGTAAAAGGTGGAGCCTTTGCTTTGGAAGCCATAGCTGGTAGTGTATTTAACTTTAATTCTACTGGTGCGAACCCTAGTTCAATTGGTCCTGACGATGACTGGCGTGTGCGTATTAGTATGCAACCACAGACTGCTGCATTGTTTTATAATAATCCAGGTAATCCTATATTGTACCCGTTGAGTCAAACCAATGGTGTAGTTTTTCCTTATACTCCACAAGTAGATATTTCACACCAGGCTGATTACACAGCGCAACCATTAACACATAGCAATTATCAAAGTTACTTTTATGACAAAAGTTCAGTACAACGTATAAACATTACTGCTGATTTTACTGTACAAAATATTCAAGAAGGACAGTATCTTGCTGCAGTTATGCAATTCTTAAAAAGCACAACAAAAATGTTTTTTGGAAATAGTCAACTAGCAGGTACACCACCTCCAATGGTGTTTTTAGACGGATATGGTCCAGCAATTTTACCACACGTTCCTTGTGTAGTGACAGATTTTAGTTATACTATGCCTGGTGATGTAGACTATATAAAAATACCAGTTGGCGCCAGTTTGCAAAGCACCGCCGGCAATCCCATACAAAATAGTAATTATGCAGTACCAGCAAGACTGCCCACTGCTTGTACATTACGTATCGGACTACAGCCAATTTACAGCAAAAATAACGTGGCAAGAAACTTTACACTAGAGCGTTATGCTGCTGGAGGCCTGATACAAGATTCACGTGGCGCTAGGGGAGGATTTATTTAATGGCACGGTCTAGTTCTAAGGTTGAATACAACTCAACAAGTCCTTATTACAATACACCGGTTATTGGAGGATACCTGGATTTAGCAAACATTCCTAGCATTCCTAAACTGCAAGGTGATGTTATTGTTACTGTAAACAAGACTTATCAGTATCGGCCGGACCTATTAGCATATGACTTATACGGTGATCCTGGATTATGGTGGGTGTTTGCTGTAAGAAACCCAAATGTAATAAACGATCCCATTTTTGACATGCGTATTGGTAAACGTATTGCAGTACCTAAAAAAGAAACATTACAAGGTATCATTACATAATGGCTAACCTTTTTGATTTTAGTGCCGAGTTCGAAGGCGTCGATCAGGCAATTCAAGAACAAACAGGCGCAGTATATAATGAACCAGATCCATTTGTAATACCGTCAAGTCGAAACACGACATCTGTAGTGGAATCGTTTGGTGCAGAGAATTTCGTACCTACAGGTAGTCTTAGTCCTTACTTGGTAGATGAAGCAGCCCAAGCACAAGTTGATGAATCGTTTATTCAAGAAGCAGAAGGTTTAAATGCACAACAATCTGCTTTTTCTCCTAGTCTGGTATCCCCTACCACAAAAGAACCTGTTTATACAGTAGAAGTAAGAGGTACTGCACCAGCACAACAACCACTTGTAAATCCCTTGCACGATTTTGAAAGTTATACCTACAATTTAAGTTTACATGCAATCACAATTGAAAATTTCAATAATTTAACAGACAGCCCACGTGGATATATTCCAACCGATGTTTTAATTGCAGGCGCTGGGCGTTACAGTGATAACTTTAAACGCAATCGCTTTTTTGAAGAAGACTTTTATTTTGAAAATCTAAGATTAGAGTCTATTGTTAACACAAAAAAGACAAATAGATTTAGTAATGTTGTTAATATAGAGTTTACAATCATTGAACCCGGTGGGTTTACTCTTATTCAAAGGTTAATTAGTGCTTGCGAACTTCCTCGCAGTCAAGGAGGAGTAGGAGGCCAAAATTATCTTAAACAGCCTTTCATATTACAAATTGATTTTTATGGACAAGTCGATGGTAATATAGGTGCTGGTATTATACCTAATCAAACAAAATTAATTCCAATTAAGTTAGTTTCAATGAACACTAAAATTGGTACAAAGGGCACACAATATGATTTCGAAGCAGTCCCTTATAACCATAATGCTTTTGACCCAACAAAAATAAACTTGCCAGCAAATTTCACCGTTAAAGCAGCAAAAGTTTATGATATATTTGGTGATGGTGAAGTCACAACAGAATCCACAGCAGAATCGCAAGCACTACAAGACCAAATTGAAGCCAGAAATAATTATAGTGAAACGTATGGAGCTGCATTGACAGAAGATAATGAAGGGGCAGCAGCAGTTCTCGCAAACCAAGGAATCTACCAAACTAAGGTTACGCAAACACTTGGCAAAACAGGAATAGCGGCTGGATTTAACAGTTATTACAAGACGTTAGAAGAAAAAAATAATTTAAAATACGATAGAATTAAATTTAGTTTAGATCCTGAAATTGGAGACTCGTTAATTTATACATCAGGACCAACTAGTATTTCTAATGCTGCAGAAACTGGTAGCACTGAAACTGCCGCTCAACAAGCAGGCGGAGCAAATAAAGGAACTATTGCTTTTAATGCCGGACAGTTAACTATACCTGCGGGCACAAATATTCAAAGTGTGATAGAATGGGCAATTACTAATAGCGAATATATGAGCAAACAGATAATAGGAGTACAAGGCGCGGGTGATCCCAGCAAAGGTGTTGTAAATCAAAGTGCTGAAATACTTAAATTGGTAAAAATCGTACCAAGAGTTAAAATCAGAGAATACGATCCTACTAGAGCAAATTACAGTTATGACATAACTTATATAATTAGAAAATTCCTAGTTAATAGTAGGACACCAAACGCACCGCAAGGCAGAGTGCAAGGGTGGGTTAAAGAATACAACTACATTTATACCGGAGGTGTTAGTCCTTATACCGGTGATGTAGCAGTTAATAGAGACGTAATTAATCTTGATTTAGATTTTAACATGTTGTTTTATACAGCAATTACTGGATTTAGAGAAAAAAACAAACTGTTTACAACCGGCGCAACTCAAGCCAATGGTGCAGATGATTTACAGACAATATTGAATGAAAATGCCAGTGGGTTCGAAGGCGATCCGGGAAATACTCCTAGTACACAAACAACTAACCCAGCAAAGGCATTAGAAGATCTTGTTGAACGTGCAGAAGTTGTATACCAGTCTGGTAGTAAAAGAAATCAAACTAGAACAGGTGCCGGCCAAGCTGGCGTTCAAGCGAGTGCAGATATATTAAACAATCAACTTTCTGATGCTAGAGGTGATATGATCAACGTGTCACTTACTATCACAGGCGATCCCCATTGGATTAAACAAGACGACATTCTTTATAATCAAAATTTAGTTGGACAAACTAGTAGACTTACTCCTAATAACAGTCTTTACACTGACAGCGGTGAACTTTATGTTTACTTAAACTTTATGAGTCCCGTAGACTATGATGAATCAACCGGACTTGCTATACCTTTTGGATCTTCATATAATTACAGCCTTTTTTCTGGTGTCTACAAAGTTATAACTGTTACGTCGACGTTTAGAGGAGGAGAATTTCGACAAATATTAGAGTTGATTAGACTTCCCATTAGCGACCAGAATAGACTTAAAGAAGCACAGAGTGCATATAGACAGGCCTATGGTTTTGAAATTGGTACAGGACAAGGCGTAGCATTTCAAACAAGTCAACTTGCAGGTCAACGAATTTTTGGTACTATACTAAGTGGAGCACTTTTAAATGGAGGTGCTGGATTAGAAAGCCTTGCTGCTGCTGCAACCAAAAAAGTATTTGGCGAAGTACAAAACATTGTAGCAAAAGAAATTGGTAGATTAACTTCGGATATTTTCGATAGCAGCATTGCTGATAACGCAGCTGATGCTCTTTCTTCGATTAATTTTGATGACATCGGAGGCGTCAACGCTACATTCCAAGACCTTGGAACTGATCTTGTTAATAGTTTAGATTTCCTAGATGTTGAAGTAGGCGACCCTACGCAATTTACCAGTGATGTAGATTTCCTAGGCGACTGGTTGTGAAGATAATTAACTAATATGGCGCAACTACCTTATCAGAATAATAAGAAAAAACCAGAATGGAGTGAAAGTTCAAGCAGTATTTTCACTCCAACTATCGGTATCTACAAAGGTCTGGTTAAAAAACTAGACAACGGAACACGTAGTGGGCGCCTGTATGTATATGTTGAAGATCTAAGCACTGCCACTAGCAACGATCCCAGCGGTTGGATTCTAGTAGATTATGCTAGTCCATTTATGGGCAGAACATTAGGTCCTGCACAAAAAGGCGCAGTGACCAATACTACAAATACTTTCTTTACAACACAACAGAGTTATGGTTTCTTTATGACTCCACCGGACATTGGAAATTATGTGCTTTGTTGTTTTCCGGGCGGCAATAACCAAAGTGGTTATTGGTTTGCTTGTGTAAGTAACAGTCTTAGTAAACAAATGATACCCAGTATCGGTGGCCTGCCTTTAAGCAGAATTGATCCTGCCAGCGTCCCTCCAAATTTTTCAAGTTATCTCAGGCCAGGCCAAATCTATCCTGTAGGAGAATTTAATGAAAACACGCAACAAGTGTTTACATCTAACTGGGCTACTGCTACTCTTAAACCTCTACATATTCCACAGTTTACCAGACTACTAACACAGGGCCTAGATACAGACGCAAACGGAAGAGGAGTAATTAGCAGTAGTATACAACGTGACCCAGTAAGCGGAGTTTTTGGTTTTAGTACTCCTGGCAGACCTACAAACGATCCTGCAAGTGATCCAGATTTAAATGTAAAATTAGCATCGGGTGAAATAGATCCTGTAAACTTTGTTGCAAGTAATAGAGTGGGTGGTCACAGTCTCACAATGGATGACGGTGATTTATACGGCAACAATAACGTTGTAAAACTAAGAACTAGTGCTGGCCACCAAATATTCATGAATGACACAGATGGATTCATGTATATTGCCAACAGTAATGGTACTGCCTGGGTTGAACTTACTAAAGAAGGAGATGTTCTAGTTTACGGGCAGCGTGATATCAGTATTCGTAGCCGAGGTAACTTAATGATGCACAGTGACCGTAGCATTATGATGAATGCTCGCGGCGCCATAGACTTAAAAAGTCAAGCACTGAGAGTAGAAAACACAGCAACAATTATAAACTCAGAACAGGCAATTCAAAATTACGCTCAACAAATTTCGATAAATGGAACCAGCGGAGTAAGCGTTTATGGTAGCAAAGCCAGTATTACAGGTCTGGGTGGCTTGAGTCTGACAGGATTTCCTATTAGTATGAATAGTGGGACACCAGGCCAGCCACCACAAGCACCTAAAACGTTAAATCAATATCAACTACCAGATACTAGTTTTGTCCAAGGCCAAGGATGGGCAGCAGTTGATGGAGTGCTTCCATCAATTGCATACAGAGTTCCTACACATGAACCTTATGTTAGAGGAAATGTTGCAGCACTAATCCAACAACAAGAAGAAATATTTTCTGGAGGTACTGCTACTGTAGACGGAAATCAGGAAAATCAGATTAAATCGGTGAGTAGAGCAAACCTTAAACCCGGTATAGATGCTGCAAATATTTTAGGAATATCACAAGGTTCAGCAGCACCCACGGCAAATTATATTACTCAGCCTTCTACATTGTCATTGGGCGATTTAAATAGCACTCAACTGAGAGCATATTCTGCGCAGGTAGGATATAATGCCAGCGGATCAGCATACGATGCTTACGACAGTCAAGGTCGCTTAGGGAAATATCAGATATCCCCTCAAGAATTAGTTAACCAAGGCTTTTTAAAACCCGATACTCCAAGAACCTTGGACGGAGTTAATAACCCTAATAACTGGACAGGTAAATTCGGTACAACAAGTGCTAATACTTTTTTCCAAAATACGCCATTACAGGATGCTGTAATGTACCAATATACTCAAAGCAACTATTCTAAATTACAAAATATAGGCTTGATTGATTCCAGCAGTTCCTCAGATGAGATTGCTGGATTATTAAGTGCTTCTCATTTTAGCAACCCAGAAACTGTTTCAGTATGGGCAACTAAAAATCAAGATTTATCAAACACAATTGCTAAAAATTACAATAATGGAAGATATAGTCAGACACAGGTTACTGTTTTAGAAGCCAGCGACCGAAGCAAACAAATTGCTTCGACCACTCCAACAGCGTAATAATCTCGATAAATATTCATATGCCTATTCTATACAAAGGATTTAGTACAGTTGGTCGAAAAAAACATTTTCGCTTGACAGACTTTGAACTTGTAAAACAGGACCTTACAAACTATTTTAATATTCGTAAGGGTGAAAAACTGTCTAATCCTGATTTTGGAACTGTAATTTGGGACACTATCTTCGAACCATTAAATGAAGATACAAAAGCCGTAATAATGCAGGATATAAAACGTATTATCGGATATGATCCCAGAGTAGCAGCACAGAATGTCATTGTTACTGAATATGATAGAGGCATTCAAATTGAAATAGAATTAATTTATGTGCAGACAAATCAAGTCAGCACTTTACAACTGCAATTTGACGAACAAAGCAGAACTGCTTATCAGTTCCAATAAAACCCCGGTTTTTCCAACCAGATAAATATCTAAAACGGAACAAGTATGGCCACTACCACGAGACAAAGCAGTTTATTAGTCAATCAAGATTGGACTAAGTTGTATGAAAGTTTCAGAGCAGCAGACTTTCAAGCCTATGATTTTCAGACCTTACGCAAAGCCATGCTGGACTACTTGCGTTTGTATTACCCAGAAGATTTCAACGATTATACAGAAAGCAGTGAATATATTGCCCTTGTTGATCTTATTGCTTTTATGGGCCAAAGTCTTGCATTCCGCACAGATTTAAATGCCCGTGAAAACTTCATTGACACTGCTGAACGCAGAGATAGCATTTTAAAACTAGCCCGCCTTATTAGTTACGTTCCAAAACGTAATCAAACTGCCACAGGATATTTAAAGTTTGATAGCATCCAAACTACAGAATCTCTATTTGATAGTAGCGGCCTGGATATTAGTAATTCGGTAATTGCTTGGAATGACAGCACAAATCCTAATTGGTACGAACAATTTGTTACGATTTTAAACGCTGCTATGCCCACAAGTCAAAGTGTAGGTGAACCATCTAATAGTGCCACAATTGGTGGAATATTAACAGACGAATATAATGTAAACGTGCCAACCAATACTCTTCCTGTTTTTAAATTTAATGCAACAGTAGAAAATGCAAATTTAGGATTTGAAATTGTTAGTGCAACTAGTGCAAATCGAAGTTACGTATATGAAGCAAGTCCCGCACTAGGTCAGCCTTTTAATATTCTTTACAGAAATGATAGTTTAGGTAACGCCAGTAACAATACTGGTTTCTTTTTTTACTTCAAACAAGGCAATTTACAAAATCTAGATTTTAATTTTAACGAAAGTATTCCAAACAATTTAGTTAATATTAATACTAACAACGTTAACAACACAGATGTTTGGTTATACCAACTTAACAATCTAGGTGGGATACGTGCCGAATGGAGCAAGGTACCTAGTGTAAATGGGTTTAACATCATTTACAATAATAACGCAGCAAAAACTAGTTTCCAAGTTACTACACGAGTAAATGATCAAATTGATTTAGTTTTTGGTGATGGAACATTTAGTGCTATCCCAACTGGAAGATTTAGAACATATTTTAGAACCAGCAGTGGATTAGAATATAAAATTACACCCAACAATTTAAGAAGTATCAATATATCTATTCCATACGTAAGCCGCAAAGGTAGATTAGAAACATTAACTGTTGTTGCAAGTTTAAAATATACTGTAGCAAATGCAGTTGCAAGAGAAAGCAACACAGAGATTAAAACAAAAGCACCACAACAGTACTATACACAAAATCGTATGGTAACTGGGGAAGATTATAACATTTTTCCTTACACAAATTACAGCACCATAAGCAAAGTAAAAGCAGTAAACCGTAGTAGCAGTGGTGTTAGTAGGTATTTGGATGTGTTAGATAGCACAGGCAGGTATAGTAGCACAAATATTTTTGCTGATGATGGTGTGTTATACCGAGAAGAAAGTACAAACAGTTTTGATTTTACCTGGAGTACAACTTCCGATATTAATCGAATTATTCAAAATAATATTCTACCTATTATCAGAGGAAAACCTTTATTACACTTTTATTATGACAAATTTTTAAGGTTCGGCCTTACTAGTTATTATTGGAAACGCAGCACAGTAGGATCGGGATCCAGTACAGGATATTTTGTAACTGCATCTGGTGGCTCAATTGCTGCTCAGGTAGGTGCAGGAACAACAGGCAATCCTTCATATGTAACTGAAAATAGCATTGTAATTTTTAGTCCAGGTGCAGGAAATTATTTTAATGCAGAAAACTATATTACTCCTATACCTGCTTCGGGCGTAATTCCTCAAAACGGCCGTACCGAACTTTATGTTACTATTACACGCCTAATAGGAAATGGCACACAAGGTAATTTAAGTGATGGATCTGGACCTATTGCGTTAAGTCAAAATGTTCCAAATAACGCACAGGCGATCACAGTTATTCCTGCGTTTAGCAATAGTTTTAGCGCCTCATTGATAGCCAGATTAATTCAACTGATTTCTTCATATAGCGAATTTGGAATTAGGTACGATCAAGAATTGCAAGCATACGCAATTGTTTCTGCACAAGATATAGACGCCGCCAGCGAATTTAGCCAAACAAACCAAGGTAGTGAACTAGGTATTAACAATGACAGTAGTTGGATAATGAACTTTACATTGAACGCTACGACTTATAGTGTACAAACCCGTCAACTTAGTTATATCTTTCAAAGTGTAAGTGAAACTAAATTTTATTTTGATGATAGTTTTAAAATATTTGACTCAACTACAGGATTAACTGTGAATGACAATGTCAATGTACTAAAAGTTAACGGAAACCCTGATACAGGAGCACCTTATACCAATAACTATCCATGGTATATCTATGGACAGATTGCAGAAAGTGATGGCTATGTTGACAATAGTAAAGCATTAATTACTTTTTCAGACTTTGATGATGATGGAGTCCCAGACGATCCCGATATTTTTAATACTATTGTTCAGCCCGACACAGACCCATTGGAAAAATTTATCTACTTACAAAAAGTTTACGGATACGAAAGTTTTGTTACTTACAATATATTAGATAAATCCTTGGTAGATTCGGGGTACGCAACTGAAGATGATATTTTACCTAATGTTAACAATTATCCTTTGGGACAAATTTTCTATGCAACAACTGAAGAAAACTTTTACGTATTGGGCGGCACAAATACAAATAGAACACTGACTTTATCTAACGATTATTTGGCACGAACTGGAAGACAAGGTTTGTATTTTCAATATAGACACAACGCACCAGCAACAAGAAGGCTTGATCCAAGCCCAAATAATTTAATTGATCTTTACATCTTAACTAAAGAATACGAAAATCAATATAGAACTTGGGCTTTGGATACAACAGGAACCGCCACTGAACCTGATGAACCAGATAGTGAGACATTACGATTATCTTTTCAAGACTTAGAAAATTATAAATCTGTCAGCGATGCAATCATTTATAATAATGCTCAATTTAAACCATTGTTTGGATCTAAGGCAAGACCAGAACTGCAAGCAACCTTTAAAGTAATTAAAAATCCTAACCTTAATCTTAGCGACAGTGAGATAAAAAGTCAGGTACTAACAAGTATTAATAATTATTTTGCTGTAAACAACTGGGACTTTGGTGAAACTTTCTATTTCACTGAGTTAGCAACATATATTCAACAAGGACTTGCTCCTGCTATTAACAGTATAATCATTGTACCAAATAGTGATAGTCAGACTTACGGAAGTTTGCAACAAATTAGTAGCCAAGCAAATGAAATTTTAATTAGTGTTGCTACTGCACAGAATATAGAAATAATCACTAGTATTACTGCTGCTCAACTCAACCTCGAAAATCAAGCGGTAAATACTATTATTAATTAAAAACTGGCATGGCAATAACTAAAACTTTACCTTTCCTTCCTAGTGTTTTCCAAACCGAGACTAACGATAAGTTTTTAAGCACTACCCTTGATCAGTTAGTGACGGAGCCAAATCTCGTTCCTATTAATGGATATGTTGGCAGAAAGTTTACACCAGGTTGGTCTGGAATAGAATCTTACGTAAGAGAACCAAGTGGGGTTAGAGCAGATTATCAACTTGAACCAACCACAGTTGTTAAAAATGCTGCAGATGCAGACTCTGTTGAATTTTATAACACTTATCCAGAATTGCTGCAAAAAATTCAAGAACTTGGGGGCAACGTTGCAGATCAAGATAGGTTATTTACTAGTCAATTTTATACATATGATCCTAAAATAGACTATGATAAGTTTGTAAATTATAGTCAATATTATTGGTTACCTGCCGGCCCTGATTCTGTAACTGTAAGTGCTACTAATATTGCAACTTCAAGGACATATTACGTTTATCCTGAAGACAACATTAATGTTTACCGATTTAGCAGCGAAAGCAATGTTGGCAATCCTGATATTATTGTTGTAAGAGAAGGAACGTATCAGTTTGTTGTAAATCAGCCCGGCAAAAAATTCTACATTCAAACAGAACCTGGTTTAAGCGGAAGACAAACAAATAATAATAATTTAAGTTCTAGAGAGATCGAAGGTGTTACTAACAACGGTGATGATGTTGGTACAATTACCTTTAATGTTCCTATAAGTACTGCCCAAGACAATTTCTTAAATGCAACAAATGTTGCAGATGTCGGGTTTGTAACAAATTTAAAATATAGCCAAATTGACCAACAACTGTTAAGCACAGTTGCTGCATTGGGTGGTATAGATGGTGTAACTGCGAACACATTACTCGATGGCCAAAGTTTAGTTTTTGGTACTTATTACAGCGACAGTGCAGATTGGGATAGCGGTAGCGGTCCTGTTAGTGCAGGACTACGCTATGGAGTTTGGGATATTACTTTAACACCAAGTGGCGGAGATTACTTAATTAGTTTAAGTTCAGGAACTGCCATACCAACAGGTAATAAAGTTACAATTTTAAGTGGTCTAAATTATGGTAATACAGAATGGTACAAAAATACATCAGGTTATCTGAGTCAAGTTCCTGTTATTACTGCACCATTTGACACGTTGTATTATCAAGACAGTGAGGATGCAGAACAATATGGTCGTATTCAGATCCTTAGTGCAGTAACAAAAACAATAGATGTTAATACAGATATTATTGGTAGAAAAAATTATATTAGTCCAAATAAAATTACTTTTACTAACGGACTTAAAATTAAATTCGATAATACCGTAACACCTGAAGTTTACAGAAACAACGAATACTATGTAGAAGGAGTTGGCGATTCAATAACTCTTACTCCGGTAGAATGGTTAAGTGTTTTTTATAGTTCTAGCCAAGAAAATTTTAGCCCAGTTGTTCGTTTTGTAGGTACTACAACTTATGCAAATTTAAATCAATCGAGAACACAACTAAGCATCGAAAGTAATGTTGATCCTTATACTGCAAATATTTCAACAGATTATGCCAGTTCAGGAGAAAACCGAAACAACATTTTCTCCAGCAACTTAAGTTTTCAATTTCCTTACAGAGGTGGGTTTAATACTGTTGGAGATAACGCTGACAATTTATTTCGAACAGGGACAATAGGTATGTCTTTGGTAGGAATACCATTTTATGGTCCAACCAATGAAGCATATATAGAAGGTAAAAATGCAACTTCGTGGCACTACAATTCCCCATATGTTAAAATTAATGGACAAGATACCTATGGTGGTTATCCTGATTCAAATGGCATTTACCACTACAACGACAGCACGTTCATTACTGCAAATGCTTGGGGAAATGTTGCTGGCCTGGGTAGCAATCTGTATGTGGAAACTGACGGGCATAGCACACTATTAGGGTATGCTATAGACGGATATCCCATATACGGACCTTACGGGTATTCCAATCCTATGGATAAAGATAGCGGCGCAGTATTAATGGTAAGCAGTTATCAAGCAGATGATGGTGCTTCTTATAGGCCTTTATCTAAACTGGTTACTGTTACTGCTAACAACACTTCTGGGTCTAATATAACACTAAATTCGACTTTTGAACTTGAGCCCGGCATGAGGCTTACATTTAGTTCTAATGCTAGTATAACAACCCCAGACGAGTACTGGATTGTTGCTGCCGGCCAACAATCCAGCGTCGGCCTTCCAAATAATAATTTAGGATTAAATCAGATCCAATTAAACAAAGACCTAATAATTTATGCAAATACAGACATACAATTTGGCTTTCCTTCTGGTTCATTCATTGAGGATTATACGTACCAAGAAGGATTGGGTTCATTAGATAGGTTTAATGGTAGATATTGTGTAACGCCCGACTATCCCAACGGGACCTATGCATACTTCTCGACTCAAGACACAACGGGTGTACCCACATACCCTTATTTTGTCGGACAAAATTTCTATGGTAGTTTGGATATTAGTGATATCAATCAATTGACTGAACCAGACTATATTACCATTGATAGATCGAGTAGGGACCAAAATCCGTGGAGTAGACGCAACCGTTGGTTTCATAAAGAAGTTCTTGCACAAACAGCAAGTTATAACGGAACTTCATTGATTAGTTTAGACACTTATCAAAGAGCACAAAGACCTATTGTTGAGTTTATTCCTAATTTACAGTTAACTAACTTTGGCAATCTTGCACTAATACCTGTTGATATTTTTGATACCACGATTACACAACCATTCAGTGCAGTAGAAGGGGTCACTGGTATTTTCTTAGACGGTGTCAGGATCGTCGATGGTATGCGTATTATTTTTGCCAACGACATTGATCCGTTAACACGAAACAGGATTTATGTTGTACGCTATGTTGACCAAGACGGTATTCCTTCAACTGCTCCTATTTTAACACTAAAACTAATCGTAGCCTATGACGGCATCCCTGATCCAGGCGAAACTGTTAGTGTTCTGAATGGTGTTAGTAACGGTGGTAAAAGTTATTGGTTTAACGGTGGCCAGTGGGTAGAAGGTCAGGTAAAGACTGGACTTAACGTTGCGCCTTTATTCGACATTTTTGACGAAGATGGTAATAGTTTCACTGATAGGGACATTTATCCGTCAGTGAATACTGCAACAACATTTGACGGAACAAAACTATTCAGTTATCGAGAAGGAACTGGTACAGATGACAGTGTTCTTGGGTTTCCTTTAAGTTACAGATCACTTAACAATCAAGGTGATATAGAATTTGTAAACAACTTTGATGTTGATACTTTTGGTTACACCACAGATGGTGTCACAGAAGTAATAAAAAATATTAGTTTAGGTTATATTCATCGGAACAATGTTGATGGTACAACTACTAAATTAACATGTTGGAATACAGTAGTAGAAAACACTAAACAATATCAAATTTTTAGTTATGAATTTGATGGAATAAACAACGATTTTAGTTTTGATATTGCGCCAAGTCAAAACACTGCTATTCCTAACCTACAAGTTTTAGTAAACTTTAAAAATCTGCAACAAACACAATATCAGGTAGAAGTAAGGCCAAATAATCAAAGATCAATTTCTATCAATAATAATCTTTTAAAATCTGGAGATAAGATAGATATTAAAGTTTACAGTACCCAAGTGTCTTCGCTTGGTTATTTTCAAGTACCTGATAATTTAAATTTCAATGTACAGAACGAAGTAGTTTCTTACCCTACGTTAGGACAAATTAGAAACCATGTAGGAAAACTTGTAAGAAGTAGCACACAATTTATAGGCGGGTATCCGGGCACTAGCAACCTTCAAGATTTGAACTTGACAGCATATCCTGGGGAAATACTACAACAAAGTAGTCCTATTAGTTATGCCAGTATGTTCTTAGTTGACAAAGACTTCAATTTTGTCAATAGCATTTATAATGCACAACAAGAGTATACCAGATTTAAGAATAAGTTTTTAAGTATTGCGACCAGCACCAATCAAATTGACTATAACGATCCTGTTTCTGGTGTAAACTACATTCTGAAAGAAATTAACAAAGTAAAAAATGATACTTTTCCTTGGTTTTATAGTGATATGGTACCATATGGCGACAATGTTAATGTAATATCCTATACTGTTTTTGATCAATTACAAACCAACTATGAAATTACAACAACATTTAGCCTAAGTACACTGAGTAACCAGGCTATACTTGTTTACTTAAATGGTGTTCAGTTACTCAATGGGTATGATTATACTTTCTTAGCATCAGGTCCTGGCATTGCTTTAAGTTCTAATCTTTCAAGAAGTGTCGGAGATACATTAAAAATATATGAATATAGAAATACAGACGGAAACTATATTCCAGAAACACCAACTAAATTAGGCCTTTATCCAAAGTTTAAACCTGAACTAGTGGCAGATAGTACTTATAGAACACCTATCTATGTAATAGTTGGCCACGACGGCAGCAGAACCCCAGCATTTAATGATTTTAGAGATACCTATCTATTAGAATTAGAAAAAAGAATCTATAATAATATTAAACAGGAATACAACGAAGATCAACTAAGCATCTACAACAGCATGCCTGGCAAGTTTAGAACTAATGATTATAGTTTAACAACTTACAATAGAATCATTAGTCGCAGTTTCCTGTATTGGGCAGGACAAAATAAAGTAGACTATAGCACAAACACAACTTACAACTCGGAAGATCCATTTACTTGGAACTATAGGACGGCTAAAGACAGCGACGGAGTATTTTTGCCAGGCAGTTGGCGTGCTTGTTACGAGTATTTTTACGATACTGTCAGGCCACACACAAATCCGTGGGAAATGTTGGGATTCAGCGAACGTCCTGATTGGTGGGTATCTACTTACGGTCCTGCACCTTATACCAGTGGCAACACAATACTATGGACAGACTTAAAGAACGGATACATTGCTGGTGGCAGTAGACAAGGATACGATACAACGTTTGCAAGATCCACATTACTAAGCATTATACCGGTAGATGCCCAAGGAAATCTGCGTAGTCCTATTGAAATACTTACTAACAATTATGATATTTCCAATATGGATGAAAATTGGAGTGTAGGCAATTGGGGTCCTGGTGAGTATGCTTGGAGGACTAGTAGTGATTGGCCTTATGCTCAGCAGATAGTTATGGCATTGACCAAGCCTGCCCAGTATTTCGCATTAGGGATTCAGAAAAACAAATATGTTTACAGTTCAGTAATCAATCAGTACACTGTAACTGACACAAATTATAGACTGACACCATCAGATGTAGATATAAACGGAGACCAAGATGCCGATGGCAGTATTATCCGTTCTGCCGGATATTTAAATTGGATAAACGATTATCAAGTCAGTAATGGAGTATTGACAAAAACAAAACTTAATAGGTACTTGCACGATTATAAAATAAATCTTGCTTACAGAATGGCTAGTTTTAGTGATAAGAAACTGCTAAAAGTTTTAGCGGATCAGAACAGTCCTAGTAGCGTGAATAGTTCAGTTATTATTCCAGATGAAGATTACGAATTAATTTTAGGTAAATCTACTCCTTTAAGTAAAATAAAATACAGTGCAGTAGTAATTAAGAAAGTAGCCACTGGATTTGAAATTAACGGATATGATAGATCAAATCCAGTGTTTAACATTGTTGCCCCAAATATTGATAACGAATCGGATGTTATAACTGTTCTTGACCGGCAAGTCCAATATTTTACTAAGTTTAGAAATTATCGATTGACGATCCCTTACGGTACAGTTTTAACAACTATTCAAGACGTTGCTAATTTTATAGCAGGATATGAAAGATTCTTACTATTGCAAGGATTCTCATTTGACTACTTTGATGAAGATCTGGGACAAATAAGAAATTGGCAATTAAGTACAAAAGAATTTATATTTTGGACTCAACAAGGCTGGCCTGTAAATTCTGTAATAGTTTTAAGTCCATTTGCAGAAAGAGCAAAGATCAGAACTAGGAACGCTTTTGTAGAAGCCATAGAAAATAGTTACTATGGTACCAAAGTAATGGATCAGAACTTTCGTATTCTTGATAATGACACATATACCGTTAGAAGAGATCCACAACAGTTTTATTTAGAAATTGATGACATTAATAATAACAACTCTAGACTAATCGGTTATATCGAGTGTAATCTTATCCAAATTGAAAATGTATTGATTTTTAACAATACAACTCAATTTAATGACATTATTTACAATCCTCAGTCCGGAGAGCGTCAGTATAAACTAAAACTTATTGGACAAAAAACAGGCGAGTGGACAGGAAGTCTTTATGCGCCAGGATACATTTACAATGAGCCAGGCGTACCCGAATGGAGACAAAATAAAGACTACCTTAAAGGTGACCTCGTTGAATACAAAACCTTTTATTATGCTGCAAAAGAAAATGTGCCCGGATCAGTAGAATTTAATTTTACTGATTGGAATCCAGTTGATAAAGATGCAATAAAAACAGGTCTTTTAAAGAACTTTAGTTTCAACGCTGGTCAGTTCACTGATTTTTATGACACTAACAAAGTTAACATCGAGTCAGAAGATGACCAATTGGGTTTCGGATTGATTGGCTTTAGAAGTAGGTCTTATCTAAGCAATTTTGGTGTTAACGACGCAAGTCAGGTTAAGTTATACCAAGGCTACATTAAGCAAAAAGGAACAAGGAATGCTATTAATTCATTGGCACAAGTAAGTCAGGATCCTTATACACCTACTGTAGGTGTTGATGTAAACGAACAATGGGCATTCAGAGTCGGTAGTTATGGTGCTTTAGAAACTAATCAAGAAGTTGAAATAGTTTTGGATGAAAGTTATTTCCTAAGCAATCCAACAAGTTTGACCGTAAATCCCAATAACTCGATTACCTACAGTAGTATTTACACACGGCCCGATGACTTATATAGGACAACAACTATACCTTTTTCTAGTCCGTTTTTATTAACAAGAACAGACAATACACCTAGAACTGATGACATACTGACTGCTGGATTTCCTAACATAGAAGATGTAGACTATACATTATTCAACTTAAATGACCTTAGCACTCTCAACGCTAATATTAACCAGATTGGATCAGGAACAACTATTTGGGCCGCAGTAGACTTTAACAAGGACTGGAATGTTTATTATGTTACCAGTATCCATGCTTCTGTAATTGAAATTGGAAATGCACTCAATGGCCGAGTAAGTTGTTTAACAAGTGGATTTCATAATTTAAGTAAAAATGATGTAATAGTGTTACAAAATGCTGAACAATTTTCAGGATTTTATAAAGTTTTAGAAGTAAATGGATTGAACTCATTTACTATTGAAACAGATTTAGATCTTAACGGGTTTAGCGGAGCAAGTGTAGATGCACCAGCCTATAAGTTGCAATCTTTAAGATATGACTATGCAACACAAATTAATTCTTGGACTCCAATAGACGGTTGGGCCGTTAATAGTAAAATCTGGATTAACAAGAATACAATAGATAGCGAATGGGGTGTCTACAATAAGACTGAGCCGTGGAGTGCCAACGTTAGTTTACCACAAAGCCAGTATTTTACAAATGGCTTGTTTGGTTCTAGTTTAAAAATTAGTACAGATAATAATTTTGTAATTGTTGGACAACCGGGATATAATGGAAATATCGGATCTGCTGTAAACTATAAAAAATCTGGAAGCGGGTCACTAAGTCTTGACAGAACTATTACAGGATCTTCTAGTAACTTGCGGAGTTTTGGATTTAGTTTAGAAAGCCAAAACAATGTTGTTGCAGTCGGCGCACCAGATTCTGGAACAAACGGAGAAGGTTATACTTACATTTACACTAGAGATTTTACAGGAGCATTGGCCTTAAATCAGATACTAAGTGCAAGTAATGTAGACACAAGAAAATTTGGTTACAGTGTTGCAATGAGTTCTGACTACCAATGGCTCTATGTGGGCGCCCCAGACACTGATCAGGTAATTGTTTACGGCTGGGATTCTTCAGTTGAAGAAGAAGTTGATACATTAACTGGAGACGGTAGTACTAGTTTTACGCTGACTTTTGATCCTGCAGGCACCGAACTAGTTACAGTTAGTAACACGACAACAGAGTTTGTTCCTTATAGAGATTTTACAGTAAGTACCTTTGGGATTACATTCACTGCTAATACATCGGTCGATACATATGTTGTTAGACAACTCGGCCCTGGCTATAGAGAAATTACTACAATAAGCGGAACTGCAAACACTAGTTTTGGTTTTAGTGTCGCTACGAGCACAGAAGGAGCACAGGTTGTTGTAGGTGCCCCCACTTCTAATGTAACTGTTGGTAATACAAGTCTTCAAAGCGCAGGAACAATTAGTGTTTACGATAGATCTATCGAAAAGTTTGTTGCTATTTCTGGCCAAACAGATTTTGGAGGTGTGCGTAATCCAGTAAGCATTACCAAAGTATATATAGGAAGTGAACTACAAGTTAATGGTATTGATTACATTTTTTCAGGAGCAATCTGTCAGTTTGTAGTTGCGCCTGGCGCCGGCAAAATTATTACAATTGAAACAGACGAATTTAATCAAGTTGAAGAAACCGCAGCCGACTCACCACTAGCGGAAAACCAGTTTGGCTATAGTGTTGATTTATGTTCTTATAATTGTAGCATTTATGCAGGAGCACCTTATTATAGCAGTAATGAAGCAGCAGGAAAATTTCAAACTGGTGCAGTTTATCGTTTATTGAATCAAGGACGGATTTACGGTAATATAACTGGCGAGGTACAAAATCCAACAGTAACATCTGCTGACAGCATTAGACTAAATGATTATGAAGTAATTTTTACTGGTTCATCGCTCACACAAGTAGTATCTGATATTAATAATAAACAAGTTCCTGGAGTTACTGCTTCTAACGCCAATGGATACCTTAGTATTGTAAGTAGCGGAACAATTTCTACTGACAAACTTCGTGTATTACCGGGCACCGGATCTGCACTAACTGATTTAGGATTAGATGTATTCCCGCAAACTGAAATTATTTTAAACCCAACAAACTTTGCATTTGACCAGTTCGGCCAACGTGTGCTAATAGATAATACCAGCGAAAGACTTGCTATCGGTAGTACAGAAGCGATTACTATTGCAGACACCACATTTGATCTTGCAACTTTTGAAACAATTTTTGATGCCAATGGCACAAGATTTAAGGATGAAGTGGATTCTGGCGCCGTGTGGATCTTTAATTTACTAAGTGATAGTAGAGAAAATATTGACAATCCAAGCCAATTTGCTTACGTTCAACAATTAAAACCAAGTAATATAACATCCCCTGATTTTAATATTACTGAAGGCATGAAATTTGGAAGTGCTTTTGATTTACAAAATCAAAAAATCTACGTTGGTGCAAAGAATGAAAGCACATTCGAAACGAACGCAGGCGCAGTGGCATTATTTGTTAATCCAGATAATTTGTACGGTTGGGATCTGTATAGGTACGAAGAAGCAAAAATTGATACTACAGCCCTTATTAAGAGTTACACATACAGTGCTGAAAATCAGTTAATTATAGATAATTTAGATTTTATTGACCCAGTTAAAGGAAAGATTCTTGGTGTAGCTGAGCAAGATATTACATACAAAGTTGACTACGATCCAGCAGTTTATAATAATGGAACATTAGATACTGTTAGCATTGACCCTGAATTTTATTGGACAGATAAACGTGTTGGACAAGTTTGGTGGGATCTGAGCACAGTACGTTTTCTTGATTACGAGCAAGGCTCGGTACTATACAGGACAACAAACTGGGGCAGAGTTTTTCCTGGAAGTAGTATTGATGTCTACGAATGGGTAGAGAGTGATTATCCACCGAGTCGTTATGTAGAAACAGGTGGCGACGGCGAGCCTAAGTATCCAGACAACAGTGCTTACACAACAATTTCATACGTTGATCCGCAATCTAACACAACTCTAGTTAGGTATTATTACTGGGTTAAAAATAAAACAAATGTAACTGCAAACTTATTTGGTAGGACAATACCTACAACTTCTATTGCAGGATACATTAGTGATCCAAAATCTAGTCTTATTCCTTACTACGCAGCAATAAGACCGGATTCTGTGTCTCTTTACAATGTCCAAAACAAGACTGTAGGTAGAGACACAATTTTTCATTTAAGTTATAAGACAGCAGACAATACTGCCATAATTCACAGCGAATATGCGCTGGTATCTGAAACTGGCGGAAATGAGAATTTAATTCCTAATTCTATATATAACAAATTAGTTGACAGTCTTGCAGGATTAGATAAATTTGGAAACCCAGTTCCTGATCCTGCACTTGGTGTACAAGAACGCTACGGTATTGATATTAGACCAAGGCAGAGCATGTACATTGAAAGAGAATCTGCAGTAAAAACTTTTGTTACTTTTGTTAACAGTGTGTTTGCCAAGTACTTAATGAGTGAAGGTTATAATTTATCTTTACTTAATGGCAGTGTATTAACAGCAGGCGGTAACGGCGAAACTATTCCCGATTCTAATTCTGGGGCCTACAATTTAACTGTAGATACTTACGACGAGCTAACTTATATTAACATCATTATTCAACCAGTTGGCTATAAAGTTCTTGTTTTAAATGATAGGACAGTTAGTAACCTTTGGACAATATATACAAAACAGTCCGACAACACGTGGTTGTTAACTGACGTTCAGAGTTATAGAACAAGCGATTATTGGCAGTATATAGATTGGTATGCTCCTGGATTTACAGCAAAAACTGTTCCAAATTATACAATCAATACTTTTGCAGATTTATCGACTTTAACACAATTGCGTTCTAAAGATATTGTAAAAGTTCTAAACAATGGACAGAACCAATGGGTCTTATTGCAAATATTCCCTAACGTTGTAACTACAGTCGGTGTTGAAAATGGTACTATAAAGTTTTTAGACAGCTTGTGGGACTTACCTAACAACGCTATGAGTTATGACAACGACTTATTTGACGGCGCAAGGTATGACCAAAACCCAAGTTTAGAGATAAGGCAATTAATACAAGCAGTCAAACAAGATTTATTTGTAAATGAACTGGGCCCAGACTTCTTAGAATTATTCTTTGCTTTAATTTATAAAGCCTTACAAGAACAAAAGAGTTTGGATTGGGTCTTTAAGACTAGCCTAGTTGATATTGTACAAAAAATAGACGGTTTAAACCAACCACAAATCTATTTTAAAGATGACACCGATTTTTACTTAGATTATATTGAGGAAGTAAAACCCTATCATACAAAAGTCAGGGAATTCATTGTAGACTATCAAGGCAACGATAATTGGACCGGTTATACCACAGACTTTGATGTACCATCATACTACGACCCAGTATTTCAGCAATACAGAAGTCCTACAAGCGACTATGCACAAGATATAAATGCAAGAAACAATTTGTTGCAGTACAAAGATTGGAGAGACAACTATCAATACTACATTGAAGAAATTACTGTAGCAAATGGGGGATCAGGATATACAAGTACTCCTAACGTAACAGTAACAGGCAGTAATATAGGAAATGATGCAGTAGCAAGGGCATTGATCACTAATGGAGCAGTTACACGCATTGAGGTATTATACCCAGGCTCTAATTATGTCTTACAACCCAATATTACAATTTCAGGAGGCAGCGGATCTGGCGCCACAGCATACGCTATAGTAAAAAATGATGTTACTAGAAAACTAAAAACTACTTTAGCGTATGATAGAATTACATACGGTTCTGAAGTATTAGTATGGACTGCTAATACATCTTATAGTGCCGGCAACATTATTACCTATTCAAACGTTGCCTATCAAGCCACGACATCATTTACTTCAGGATCCACATTTAGCGGTACAAACTTAGAACTCTATGATGGAAATAGATTTAGAACTGCCAATGACAGGATTCAAAGTTATTACGTAGCCGAAACCGGCCAACCTGGAAAAGATTTTGGACTATTACAGACAGGTATAGACTATCCTGGAGTCGGCGTCGAAGGCCCATTATTTACTGATGCGGGCGGCTTCGATATTGGAAACTTTGATTCGAGTGCTTTTGATGCTCTGCAAATTGATGCAGACGGTACTTATATTATAAGTGAAACCATACTAGATACTACGATTACAAGTGATTATACCGACACTAGTTTAGGAACTAAACCAGAAGATATTCTAGTAGACGGTGGTCCTTACATCAGTGAACAAGTTTTAGAATGGCAGGCCAATACTTATTATCCCCGAGGTACAGTAATTAAGAATGACGGTGCTTACTACATATCTAATGTAGGAATAACAACAGGTAGTTCTTTTAGTATAGACAACTTAATGTTATACCCATTAAATCCATACAGTGCATTTGGTTCTCATGCTCCAGAGGAATTAATACCTGGGCGTGTATTTGATACCTTAGACCTAACAGTATATACACTAGCAGTGGGCGGCACAACTTCCGGGTATCAAACCTGGGTTAATGCAACTGCTTACAGTGTGGCAAACATACAAGTTGTGGATGGTGGCCTGGGATATGACAGCAATGTCGCTAACATTTCAGTAATTGTAGAAGGTAGCGGCGGAGCAACAGCCACTGTGGGTAGTGTTGACGCTAATGGTGCAATTACTTCAATTTCCATTATAACTCCAGGATCAGTTTATAAGTCACAACCGAATGTGACAATTACCGGCGCAAATACTAGTCCGGCACGTGCATTTGCAAGACTAAGTCAAAGCGATTACACAACATTTGAGTTTAGGATGTTTAAAGATATGAATGACAATTATTCATATTATCGTCTTGATTGTGATGCAACTGTAACGCTGACCAATGCCTTAACTATTACCAGTAATACAATAAGTGTAAGTGACAGTAGCAAACTAGCAAATCCTGTACCATACGGAGCAAATCCTGGCGTGATTATAGTTAACGGTGAACGCATAACTTACTATCAAAAAGACGACAGTACAAATACTTTGAGCCAAATTCGCCGCGGAACATGGGGTACAGGAGCAAATGCCCATGCAAATGGCAGTGTTGTTACAGATATTAGCATAAGAGAACAAATTCCCTATACTGAGCACAGTTTTGTCTCTAACCTGTCAGGTAATGTGTTAACTACAGCCGGAATTGGATACGAATTAATTCCAAGTATCACATACATGCAAAGTACGCTTATATATGCTCGCGGCCAAGGCCCAGAAGACATTGCTACAGAAGACCCATTTAGCGGCAATACTCCTGCGAACTTACTGATAACAGAAGTAAGTGAAGACGTTATAACAACTTCAGGCGGCGGCGCTCCAACAGCAACCAGTGAACAGGGTATGTACGTGGGACGTAATGCACAGACTGTGTTCATCCTGGAAGGCGCATGCTAAAAAACACTATAAATATATGAACGGTATACAAAAATGGCAGTAAAAATTTCAGAATTACCTAGTTTAGGATCAGCAAGTTTAAACACGTATGAAAGCGTAGTTCCTGTTGTAGCGAATACAGGGTCAGAAAATGTCACCTATAACACTACAATGGCCAATGTTAAAATTTTTGTTGAACAAGGCGATTTTGACGCAACTGGCAACATCAGTTTCCTTAATGGTAATATCATCGACGGAGCATTGACGCTAACTGGGGGTATAACTTCTGGAGGAGATATATCTGCCGGTAATGCTTCGCTTACCTCTGTTACCACTACAGGAGCAAGCCAAATTGGCTCCAACTTAGTTGTTCTTGGAAACCTAGTAGTTTCGGGCAACGTAGATTATGTGGGTGTAAACAATGTTATTACCAGCGATAACATCTTAGAGTTACACGTTGCCAATACTGCCAACATCAGTGAGCCTTGGACTTTTGATGATGGCAAGGACATCGGCATTCGCTTTCACTGGTATAGCTCACAGAATGAAAACGCTGCACTAGTTTTTAGTCATGACGAACGTTATTTAGAATGGTATGACAGCGGTTCACTTGGTACAGATACTTTTACTGGTAACAGTTATGGTACATTTAAAGCAGGCGGTATTATCTTAGCTAACGTTACTCCTACAACCGGTAACGGAACAGGCACACTACAAAGCCATGGAGGTGCTTCTGTTACAGGTAACCTGTGGGTAGGTGGTTGGGGAAATATTGTTGGAAGAATTGATACTCAAGGTAATATCACTACAACTGGAAATATAAATGCATCCAGCGGTGATCTTAGACTGAACGGCGCAAATGTTATTAGTGGCGCTGCAACATTTACTGGAAATATCGATACTACAGGCAACCTAACATTCTTTAATGGTAATATTGTAAACGGTAAAATGATTCTTACAAATATTACAGGCGGCGTTTACACAACAGGAAATATCTTTACAGATGCTAGAATGTCAACTGGCAATCTGGGAGTAAATTCGTATATTACCGTTGGAACAACAGCAGTGGTAGGTGCTAATGCAACTGTAAATCAACTTACAGTAAATAGCACAGCAACCGTTGGTAGTACGCTAGGAGTAACTGGCAATATCAGAACTGGTGCTGGTGCTACTGTTGTTGGTAGTGCAACAGTTGGTACTACTTTCTATGTTGGCGGTGCAGCGTTATTTAATTCAACAATACAAGGCGCCAGCATACAAAACACTCCAATTGGAACAGTAACTCACGCATCCGGTAAGTTTACTACTTTAACAACTACAAGTGATAACCTACTAGGGGGTGACTTACAGGTTACTGGTAATATAACACCGACTGCAAATGCAACTTACGATATAGGAAATGTTACTTACAGATGGGCTAATATTTGGGCATCAGGAACTGTAACTGCCAATGCAACATATGCATTATACGCTGACTTGGCTGAGATGTATGTACCGGATCAATATTACGATCCAGGTACAGTAGTTGTGTTTGGTGGCGAGCAAGAAATTACAGTTACTGACCAGCAAGGTGATACTAGAGTTGCAGGCGCTATTTCTACACAGCCTGCTTATGTTATGAACGAAGCGCAAGAAAACGGCGTGCCGCTTGCTCTCCGAGGCAAAGTTCCAGTCAAAGTAGTAGGTTCAGTGAACAAAGGCGATTTATTAATTACTAGCAACAGTGCAGGTTACGCCACTGCTGCTAAATGGTACAAGCCAGATTCCAATGCAGTTTTTGCTAAGAGTTTAGAGCGGGATGATAGCGAAGGACCAAGAGTAATATGGGCAGTTATACTATGATAAATAACAATACAGATTCTACTGAGTTTATATCTGACGAGCCGGAACCCAAAAGAGTCAGCGAAGAACGCCCAAATGAATCAACAGGAATCTATGTTCGTGGTTTTTTAAAAATTACAGACCCCGAAACTGGCAAAGTAATTGTAGAAACAGGAAGTTAATGGATCATAAAATGTTAGATAACGCAAAAGCAATGGTACAAGGACACGTTAAAATTTGGGATCCATTAACCCAGGAAATTTTTATTGACAAACCAAATGCCATTCACTATGAAAATATGAGCGAAGCACTGGCAACCGCTGTGGCTAATAAAGGCACACAATATATTCAAAATATGGTGTTTGGTAATGGAGCCACAGTAGTAGATACAACAGGTGTGATTACTTACTTGCCGCCCAATACATACGGTCAAGGTGCAACACTTTATAATGAAACTTACAGCAAAATTGTAGACAATACTAGCGCATTAAACTTAGATCCCAATAGGAATTATATTGAAATTAGACACACACCAGGTCTAATTTATACAGATATCTTTGTAAGTTGTTTGTTGGATTATGCTGAGCCTGCAGGACAACAAGCGTTTGATAATAGTGCCACTATGCAGGGAACATATGTTTTTGATGAATTAGGTTTAGAAAGTGCAGATGGTAAACTATTAACTCACGTTATCTTCCACCCTGTTCAAAAAGCACTTAATAGGCTGATTCAAATTGATTACACAGTTAGAATACAAACACTAACAAACCTAAGTTCTAACTTATAATAGGAAATAAATATTAAGAACGGTACGTAAAAAATGGCATATACAATTAGATTAACAAACGGTTCTACTTTAACCACAATTGCTGATGGTACAGTTAATACTACCAGCAGCGATTTGACTTTGGTAGGAAAAAACTATGCAGGTTATGGAGCCTTTCTAAATGAAAACTATGTCCATTTACTAGAAAATTTTAGTAGAGGTACTGCCCCAACAACCCCACTAGCAGGACAAATATGGTGGGATACCGCCGGAAACCTTAAAGTATACACCGGAACTGCATGGAAAACTTTGAGCAGTATTACAAGCACCTCAGTAGAACCAACTTCTGCATCTACTGGCAACAGTTGGTGGGATACAACAAACGAACAATTATATATTTGGAATGGTACAAGTTGGACATTGGTCGGCCCTGCATTTAGTAGTAACACTGGTACCAGTGGTACAATTGTAGGTACAATTACAGATACTGGTAACGTCAATCACGTTGCTGTAAACGTTTACGTTGCTAGTGATTTAGTAACTATTATAAGCAAGGACTCGACTCCTTATACTCCACAAACAACAATTACAGGTTTTACAACTATTAAACCTGGTTTTAACTTAGTATCTAATACAGTTATTCCAAATATTGCATACTATGGAACTGCAGACAATGCAAATAATTTAGGATTTGTAGCAGCAAGCAACTATGCACGGACGGATATAGCAGAAACTTTTGACAGTACAGTTACTATTGCTGACAACAACGGTTTAACAGTCGGACAATTCAATAATTACACTGCCAGTGTTTCTAGTAATGTAGTTCAATTGACTAACAACATTAATAATGCTAACGTAGCAATACGTGCAAATGTAGGAGGTTTATTAACTTCGGCAGTCCTTGTAGTTGGTGCATCGGGAAGAGTAGTTTTCAGTAATGCAATCTCGGTTACTGGAAACGCTACAGTAAGTAATTATTTGTTAGCAACTCAAGGCGAAAATGCTACCAGTAACGTTACAGGTGCTATCCGTGTAACAGGTGGTATTGGACTAACAGGAAACATTTATACTAGCGGCAATATTACCGCAGTTGGCAACGTAACTGGTAGTTACTTTGTTGGTACTGCAATTACTGCACAATACGCTGACTTGGCAGAACGTTTTGAAGCAGACCGAGATTATCCTCCAGGAACGGTGGTAATGATTGGTGGCGAAAAAGAAATTACGCAATGTGATACTGTAAACTGCGAAAATGTATTAGGTGTTATTAGTACTGAACCTGCTTACTTGATGAATAGTTTAAATGGCACAGAACAGGTTAAAATTGCACCACCAGTTGCTATGGTAGGTCGTGTGCCTGTGCGTACAGTTGGCAGAGTGCAAAAAGGTGACCGTTTAGTAAGCGCAGGAAATGGCTGTGCTCGATCTGCAAATGCTGACCACGGTGCTGTTATCGGCAGAGCACTTGAAAACAAAGATATGGATGACGAGGCATTGCTTGAAGCCATCGTCAAGGTAAATATATAAAAGGATTAGAACATGACATACAGTTCAGGTGGTTTAGTTGAAGCAAGTGATTATAATGCATTTGCGGGCGGCGCAGCAGCCAATGTATCAGGTCAACTAAACACCTTATGGTCAACAGGTTATGGTAATGCAGGTTATGGTCAAACTACAGTTGCAAACGTTACTGCCGTATCTGATCAAATTACAGCTGGCCAATGGACTACCTTAGTAGGTTCACTAAATGCAGTTCGCAAACATCAAAGCGGCGGCGGTTTTAGTAATCTTAGTACGTATATAACCGGCGAAGTAATTAATGCCACCAACGATGTAAGTACAAACTTAACCACCGCTTATACAAATAGATTAACAAGTGCTGCTGCAGGACCAACTCTTAACCAACCTGACCAAGCTGCAAGCATTAACACCAGTAGTACTAGTGCAGTCGATTTTAACTTTGGTAGAACTGCAACATTTGGCAGTTCGGATCAGGCCAGATACTTTTTTAATGCAGGCGGAACTATTGCAATCCAGGTTACCAGTACAACCAACACCGGTGGTACAACTCGTGGCGCTGCTCTATTAGACGTTATTGATAACTGCACAGGTAAAACTATGAGTGCAATTACATTTAATGCTATTACTACCCCTGCTCCGTTTACAGAAAACACAGACTTGACTACTTATGGCTATTATGGCCAGACTTCGGCAAACTTAGAAGTGTATAAAAATACCGGCAGCGACAGTGGCAGTGCTTACAATGCACAGTTTGCCAGAGTGCTAACTAAGGTAACAGGAACTGCAGGCTCAAACGGCGGTGTAGGTGAAGTAATTACATTCAGCATCGAAAGTCAAAGTCCAGCACAAAGTCCAGCGTTCGACGACAATATCGACGTAACAGTTAACCATAGACTACAAGTTGTATATCCAAGTACAACATACCTAGCCAATACTTGGGGCAGTGTAACATTTGGTTAATTAGTTCAAATTAATTTGACAGCCCAAGGTACAGAGTATATAATACTGTACCTTTTATTATTTTTGCAATGGAAAATTCTATTAACACGCTGGTAGATCAAGTTAGACAGTCTACTAACTATCAAATCAACAAAAAAATTCTTAGAGAAAAAATTAAAACGGATCTGTTACTGCCTTATAACAACGGCATGTTTATAGTCACACAAGAACTGTTGGCATTTTTGGCTACCTGGCCCGATGACGTATTGTACCTCGAAGACACTTATCAAAATCCTGTAGAAGTCAATCGCAAAGAGTTACTAGAATCTGCTAGACAGCACTATCAAACTGTAATGAATACTTGGCATCAACAACATGCAGAACTCAAACAAGTCAGAAAAATCTAGAGGCGTAGTTATTTTTGCATTCAATTCTGTCAGGGTTGATTATGTAAAAATTGCAGGACGTTCTGCCAGATTGATAAAACATTTCTTACAAATACCAGTTACTGTAATTACTGATAGTGACGTAGCAGACAATGTCTTTGATCGAGTTATTAAAATCGAAAACAAAGATTCTAACTTTAGATATACTAGCGATGGCAAAACTACTGAATGGCGAAATTTTGGCAGGCACCTGGCCTATGAACTAACACCTTATGATGAAACTATTTTAATAGATGGAGATTATTTTATATTAGACAGTAATTTGAATAAATTCTGGTCTATAGACTTTGAATATAAAATAGTGACTACCAGCAACAGTCCTGACCAAACCATGAGCAATGCTATGGGACACAGGGGATTTAATCTGCTATGGGCAACGGTTGTCATGTTTCGTAAAACTAAATTTACTAAAACATTTTTCGATCTAATCGGCAGAGTGCAGAAAAACTATGCCTATTATTATAAACTGTTTAATTTAACAGGTCCTTATAGAAATGATTTTGCTTTTGCAATAGCAGATTTAGTTATCAATGGTTATACAAAAGATCCTAGAAACTATTTTCACAATGCTATGTTAACGATAGAGCAACCTATTCGAAATATTGAAGTAAGGAATAGTCTTTTGGTCGTCAGAGAATCGCAACGAGCACACGTTATTTCACAACAAAATATTCACATCATGGACAAAGATTTTTTGATGAGCGACAATTGCCATAATTTTGTAGAAAGCATAGTCAGTGAGCCAGCATAAAGACAGTCAAGGTTTTGTAACCTTTGCACAAAATACTGACCAAGTTAACTATCTACAATTGGCTTATGTACAGTGCATGAGCATAAAACTTACGCAGAAAATTAACAAGTATGCGGTTATTGTTGACAAAAAAACAGAAAATCAAATTGAACGACATCATCGCGAAATGTTTGATTACATTATTGTTCTAGACAATGATACCACTACCGATGTTGCTAGATTTAACAACGAATGGCAGGTTTTTAACCTAACACCATTTAAGGAAACTGTAAAACTAGAAAGTGATTTGCTGTTTACAAGATCGATTGATCATTGGTGGAACACATTTAGGCTGCGGGATATAGTACTCAGCGTGAGCTGCAAAAATTATCAAGGCCTAAATTCTAATGTCAGGTTTTATAGAAAATTATTTGACGACAACGGGTTGCCAGACGTCTACAATGGTCTGATGTATTTTAGATATACCAAAACTGCACATGATTTTTTTAACAGGGCTAAAGAAATTTTTCAAGAATATACGGCTATTTCGGATCATGCTTTGGTTAATTGCAGAGAAGTACACCCCAGTACCGATGTTGTTTATGCTATTGCTGCTAGTATAATTGGAGAGGAACATTGTACATTACCAGCAGCAGACTTTATTAATTTTGTACATATGAAACCCCAAATTAATAACAACAGGCATGAGCGATGGCAAAAGGATTTCATAACAGAATTAGACCAAGGCATGATAAGAGTAAATATGTATAACCAATATGATCCTTTTCACTATTATGATAAATCATATGTTACTGAGGAAATAATCAATGAGTATAGAACAAGATGCGGCAAAATTTTGGGCTGAAGTAGAACAATTAGAAAAAAACAATCAAAGTACTGAGCCAGTATACGAATATAGAATTTACTATGAAGAAGATGGAACAGTTGTTTCTGGTCAACCTGTCAGGCTTGACCGAGCAGACGGGAATCCTTTACCAATTGGTCCTTATATAACAGTTTCCCTTGAAGAATATAGAAATCTAGGCAACAAAATAGTTAAAGATGGTGCGCTATATCAACCACCAAGAGCTAACCACGTTCAAGCACTTTTAGAAAAAGCAGACAGTGGTCAATATGTAGTTAAAAACAATGCCGCACTAGCCATCAATGAAAATGAAACTTATCAAGACGTAGAACAGTATGGAAAAAAATCTGATTGATATTGCAGAAAAGTTACTTAAATTTCAGGTTAACCTATAAATGAAGATATGGGTTTTTGGTCATAGTTTTAGCTTACCTTACAAAGTGGAATTTGGATGGCCTGATCATTTAAAAAAGTATTTTAATTGTGAGGTTGTAAACTTAGCAAAGGCTGCTATTGACAATTTATATATCTATAATTCATATTTAGAAGTCCAAAAGCAGATAGCAAAAGATGATGTAGTTATTATAGGATGGAGTCATCCCTCCCGTAAACTGTTTATTTTAGATAACAACAACATCCATCAGACTAGTATAATAGATAAAAGTTTTTACTTCAAATCTAAAACAAAAGAATTTATACGCAGTACTGGTGGAAGTGCTGATAGTGCTGAAAAGTTTTCATTGATGAATCCTATAGACGGTACATTAAGTTATTATAATGATTGGTTTAATAAATATTTTTCTAAACCAGAACAATCATTGAATTTTCAAGCATATTATGATAGCGTTTTGCTTACTAACACAAGTAGATACATTCCGTTTTTCTTTAGTAAAAATAGTATAAGTGATATTGACATACGGAATTATACTGAATTGTGTATGTTAGACTATATTATAGATAACAAATTAGAATTAAGTAAAACAGACGTTCATGCAAATGAACAAGGTCATTCCGAATGGGCCAATATATTAATAAAAATTATAGAAACAAATAATGTTAGTTGATATCGCAGACTTAGACTGCATCTATTTAAGTTACGATGAACCCAAGAAAGAAGAGTTTTGGATTAAGATCCAAAACATGGTGCCTTGGGCAAAACGAGTGGACGGAGTACACGGTAGTGATGCAGCACACAAAGCCGCTGCTCGTGCAAGCGAAACAGAAAGGTTTGTGCTAATAGATGGAGATAACATCCCTGATCCAAATTTTTTTAATTTACAATTGCGATTAACAGAACGCAATCAGGATCATGTATTTCGTTGGAAAGCACGTAATGAAATAAATGGCTTACAGTATGGCAACGGGGGAATTAGTTGTTGGACTAAGCAGTTTGTAGAGTTGATGCAAACACACGAACACAGTGATGGCAGTGATGATACTTGTGTAGAATTCTGTTTTGACCCTAAGTATCAAGCAATGCACGACTGCTATAGCACAACCTACCCTAACGGTAGTCCCTATCAAGCATGGCGTGCAGGATTTAGAGAAGGCGTAAAAATGTGTTTAGACCGAGGCGCAAAACCTACACTGCAAGAATTTGAACAACGTGTGCATCAACGTAACTACGATCATCTTTGCATCTGGCAAACTGTAGGCAGAGATGTGGAAAACGGTTGGTGGGCAATATATGGTGCAAGACTAGGCACATATCTTACAATGTGTAAAGAATGGGATTACAGACAAGTTCAAGATTTTAACTATTTGAAAAAGTTATGGCAGAGTTTTGGCCAAGACACAGATGATGCCAGCGTGAGACTGGCAGACATACTAAAACAAAAACTAGGCTTACCCATTGCAGAACTTGATGCAGACCAAAGCCGTTTTTTTAAGCATCATTATCGACAGAGTCAACATAATTTAGGAACAACTGTAACTGAAATGGACATAATCCGTAAACAGGAAGGTTGGTAATGACTTGGCAATGTGGTGCTATTGATAGTGGTGTTACTATTTTTCCTGATGCAAAAATACGGCCTTGTTGTTTGGTTTCTGCTGATTATAGTAAGCCTATTAGTGAAATAACTAACCCTAATAGATTCCAAGACATCAAAAATGAAGACAAGCCTGAAGCTTGTCGCGCTTGTTGGAGCAAAGAAATTAATGGCTGGGAAAGTATCAGACCGTATTACGATTCAGGCATAGGTGCTACTAAGCAAATTAAATTCTTAGATATCCGTAATACAAATCAATGTAACATAAAATGTAGGTACTGTGGCCCTCATTTTAGTAACCAATGGGCTAAAGAATTATCAATATTTCCTGCAATCAAACAGACAGAAATAACTCATCTATTAGATACAATATTAACAGAAGATTTAATTGACTTGTATTTTACTGGTGGGGAACCATTTATATCTGCTGACCATTTTAATGTTATAACTAAATTAATCGACATGGGTTATAGTAAAAACATTGTATTGCGTTATAATACAAATTTAACCGTGTTGGGATATAAAAATAATGACTTTTTTAAGTTATGGAAAAATTTTAAAAAAGTTCATATAACTGTTAGCATTGATGCAATTGGTACAGAACTCGAACATATTCGATCTGGTGCATCGTGGACTACTATAAAAAATAATTTGGAAACAATACAAAATAAAAATTTAAAAAATTTAACTGTGACATTATCTCCTGTTGTGAGTTTATTAAATATTTGGTTTCTGCCAGACTTGCTTAAATTTACTATTGCAAAAAACCTTCAAGTTGATTTAATACCGTTATACGGGCCGGATTATTTAGACATTTCTGCAATACCTAAAGATTTAAAACCGTTGGCTAAAGAAAAACTGAACAAAATAAAAGACCATATTAAAAATTCAAAATATAACGAATTAATTTACAAATTAGACAATGTTGATAATGAATTTTTATTCACTACAACACTAAGACATATTTTATTATTAGACAAGTTACGCAATGAAAATCTTTTTGATTTATTGCCTTTTAAACAATATGCAATCGATAATACACTAAGAAATAACGAATATGAATAAGAGCGTATTTTTAACAGGAGCAGAAAATATGCGGGACTTGTTAGGGCCCAGTCTTTGTTTGGCTAAATGGAAACAAGTTAGTCTGCATTTACCTACAGGCCTAAACAACAGTTGCTATCATCCTCCACTACACCAAATTGACGCAGCACAAGTTCAACACAATCCCAGCGCACTGCACAATACCGAACATAAAAAACAGCAACGTCAGATCATGCTTCGAGAAGAACGTCCAAGCGAGTGCAGTTACTGCTGGACACAGGAAGACTTGGGCAATTTAAGCGACAGGCACTATCGCAGCGGCGAGCCTTGGGCCGCAAAAGATTACCACAGTATCTTAGAGTCAACAGGCCATGAGGATGTTCTCCCTTCCTACGTTGAAGTAAATTTTAATCACGCTTGTAATCTTAAGTGCAGTTATTGCAGTCCTCAGTTTAGTAGTACATGGGATGAGGAAATTCAACGGCATGGTGCTTTTCCAACAGTGCCTTTGCACAATGCACCTGAACACTTTACGGGACGCAATAGACCTATACCAGCAAGGGAACAAAATCCCTATGTAGATGCATTTTGGCAGTGGTGGCCCGAACTGTATCCTGAACTGGAACATTTTAGAATGACTGGTGGCGAACCTTTAATGGATCGAAACACTTATCGTGTGTTTGACTATGTGCTGGCCAATCCCAGTCCTCGCTTACACATGAACGTGACCAGCAACTTTAGTGTTGAAGATAATTTGTTTGAAAAATATTTGGATTATGTTAAACAGTTGACTACAAACGAGCCAAGGTATTTGGAGCACTTCATGCAATACGTTAGTCTTGACTGTATGTTTGAACGTGCAGAATATGGCAGACATGGCATGAACTTTGAACGAGTTTGGGAAAACGTAAATAGATTTCTCAATGAAGTTCCTACACGTAGCAGTTTGACATTCATCATTACTATGAATACCCTGAACATAACAGGGTTTCATGAAATTATGAATGCCATATACGGGTTGAGAATGATCTACAACAAAGACTATCAGCGTGTTTGGTTTGATACTCCTATACTGCGTCAGCCTGCTTGGCAAAACATACAGATTTTGCCAGAGTTATATGTGGACTACTTGGAAGAACCTTGGGCATTTATGATGAAAAACATAAATGAAAATAAGGAAAATAAACTACATGGATTCAAAGATTATGAACTTCACAGACTGCAACGAGTAATCGATTATATGCGGGAAGGTTGCAAATTAGATCCTGAATATGTTAAAATGCAACAGGCAAACTTTTATCGATTCTTCTCAGAACATGATCGTCGCAGAGGTACAGACTTTTTGACAACTTTTCCAGAGATGACGGAATTTTGGACAACTTGTAAACATTATGCAAAATGAATCTATCTTTTTGAAAGTATTTTTGTCAAAACATAATTTAGATTTTTTTATGACTTTTGAAAATGAACTAAATTTATCAAATTTTTATATTAATAGGTTGAACTCGGCGGTAAATTACTGGGAGCCATTGCAAGTTACAGATTTTTTAGTTGTTGATCCAGAATCTATACAGAAAAATAAAATTTTAAAAAAAATAATCGAGAGTCATACAAATAATGGTGGCTATATCATTTATTTTGAACCTGCAGAAGGAACAACGCTGTTTAAAAGACATTTACAGATATTTAAAGAAAACGTCTTGAAGAATTTTGTAATAGTTTCTTGTGCTTCTTTTAATAGTCAAAATTTTAAAGATTTTTTACTTTTAAATCATTTGTTTTATTCTTATACTACATATGATTGGAATTTATCTTGCTGCTCACAGTATTCGGAGGAGGTAATTAATGCAAGAAATAAAAAGTATTCTTTTAATCTTCTCAATATGAAATATCGTTATCATAGAAGTTATATAGTAGATAAATTAAAAGAAAATAAGAGTTTAGACAATGCAGTATGGTCACAAGTGTATAAGGGCATGTATTTGGCCGACGAAATGAATGATGCCTTTCATAAAGCGCAAACTCGTCAAAGCGACGGCAGCGACAAAGTAAAAATAAATCCTTTACTTTACTTACAAAGTTATTTTTCGGTTGTAACTGAAACTAATTATGAACATCAAGAGCAGTTTTTTACTGAAAAAATCACAAAGCCATTGCTAATGGGCCACCCATTTGTAGTTGTCGCTAATAAAAATTTTTATAAATTTTTGCACAATGAGGGTTTCAAAACCTTCAATAATCTAATTGACGAATCATTTGATAGTATAGACAATCACCAAGACAGATTTAACAGAATTGCAGAAGTCATTAAAGAACTAGTAAACTCTGATTTGAATCAGTTTTTAACAGAAACCGAAGCAATTGTTAGATATAACAAAGACTTGTTATTAGAAAAAGCCGAAAATTATTTTAAAAATCTAAACAAAGATGTAGTAAATTTTTTAAATCGGGTAAAGGCATATCATTAAATGAAAGAAACTGATTTAGAATACAAACAGAGAGTTATAGATATAAAGTCTACAAGTTTCTGTGCGGCCAAATGGTATAACGCTACCATATGGTTGGGTTCAGGCATGACTACCAGTTGTCATCATCCACTTCCACATAAAGTGGGAATAGCAGAAGTAGAACAAAATCCCAAAGCATTACATAATACCGAACGTAAAAAAATGGAACGTGAAATGATGCAGCAGGGAGAACGTCCGGATGGCTGCGAGTATTGCTGGAAAATAGAAGACATGGGCAGAGATGCTGTCAGCGACCGTGTGTATAAAACAAAGATATATACAGAAGAGGAACTCGATGCGGCTTTTAGAACACCCTTTAGTCAAGACGTTGATCTCAAGACTTTGGAGATTGCCTTCGACAGGACTTGCCAGTTTGCTTGTAGTTACTGTAATCCTGCTTTCAGTAGTACTTGGGTTAATGATATTAAAAAACATGGCGGGTACACCAATCTCATCTCGGATGGTAGGAATCATTTTACTCATACTCATGATAGTAGCCAACTATACCGCTTTGGTGATACTAATCCGTATGTGGAAGCCTTCTACCAATGGTGGGAGTCAGACCTACATAGAACGCTGGAAGAACTTAGAATAACAGGCGGTGAACCTTTAATGTCGGGCGAAACTTGGCGTTTGCTGGATTGGTTTAAAAACAACAGAGGTAAGAGTCAGACACGTCTTGCTATAAACAGTAACCTCGGCGCACAGGTAGATTTAGATAGGCTACTTGACAGCATTGATGGATTAGAAGTTGATTTGTATACCAGCAATGAATCAATGGGCGTACAAGCAGAGTACATCCGTGACGGTTTAGACTTTGCAGCATGGCAGGACAACATGCACAAGTTAGCCAAAAGCAAAAAGTTAAGAGGCTTACATGTAATGTGTACCATTAACGCATTGTGTCTTGACTCACTGCCAGATTTCCTAACTTGGATAATGGAAACAAAAAGCCGTTACGGCAGAGACTATCCAAACTTTACACTAAACATTTTACGGTTCCCCAGTTTTCAAAGTGCATTGGTGTTGCCCGACGATATTAGAATGCGGTATAAAGAACAACTGGAACGCTGGTTAAACATTTATCAGTATCATGTCTTTATGCACGAGCACGAACGCAATCATGTGCAACGACTAATAGATTATTTAGACATAGTTAAGACTCCGCATAGAGAAGCATTTGAAATGCCCAAACTACACAACGATTTTAAACAGTTTTATTCACAGTATGACGTGCGTAGAAACAAAGACTTAATCACCGCATTTCCTGCGTTGAAAACTTGGTATAATACATTATGAAAAAAATTCAACCCAATTACAATGACCGCGCACCTTATCACATTAGGAAAGAAGATTTAACTGAAAAACAATGGGACAGACTTGTAAAAAGTGAAACATTTTGTATGCTACCATGGATGCACATGCATGCCTATCCAGATGGTAGAACTTACCCTTGTTGTTTTGCTGAATATTGGGCGCCAGTTGGAGATTTACGCAAACATACTATGGAAGAAGTATGGAATCAAGAACCTTATCGACAAATACGGATCAATATGTTGAACGATAAGACCTGTAAAGAATGTAAAAAATGTTATGAAAATGAACGCAATGGTGCATTTAGTATGCGTAACGATGCAAATAGAAATTACGGTCATTTAATTAGTGAAGTAGATCGAACAGGAGTTGATGGTAGTCATCCTGAATTCAAGATTAGATACTGGGATGTACGTTTTAGTAATTTGTGTAATTTTCGTTGCCGTAGTTGTGGGCCGATCTTTAGTAGTAATTGGTGGAACGATCACGTAAAACTTTACAACAGAATTCCAGATGTACTTGGAAGAGATATGGCTCGGGTTGAGTATACAACTGGCAACGAGGATGATATGATTGCTCAGATGGAGCCTCATGTACCCTATCTTGAACAAGTTTATTTTGCTGGTGGCGAACCTTTAATAATGAAAGAACATTATTACATCTTAGATAGATTGATGGAGTTAGGAAAAACTGACACAAGAATAATTTATAATACAAATTTCAGTGAGTTAAGATATAAAGACAAGCATGTGTTTGACTACTGGAAGCATTTTAAAAACGTAAGTGTTGGAGCCAGTTTAGATGGCATGGGCAAACAGGCAGAGCTTCTAAGAAAAGGAACAGTTTGGGAAGAGGTAGAGAAAAATAGGTTACAGATGAGGAATGAAGTGCCGCACGTAGACTTTTTTGCTAGTGCAACTATTACCGTAATGAATGTTTTACATGTACTAAAATTTCATCGTGCATGGGTTGAAAAAGGATTAATTAGAGCACAAGATTTTAATGTCAATAATTGTCTGAGTCCAGACTGGTACAGGGTAGATATTTTCCCAACTTGGTTCAAAGAAGAAGTTATCTATCCTGCTTATGAAGAACATCTTGCTTGGCTAGAACCATTAGACGAGTATAAACGGGCCACAACAGGTTACCAGAGTATTTTAAATATGATGAAAGCAAATGATGCTAGCGATACTTGGGATAGATTTTTGTTAGAAACCGAGAAATTAGACAAAATTAGAAACGAAAGTTTTTGGGATACATTCCCAGAGTTTGAGAAATTACGCCCATGAGTAGATTTTATACATATGAAGTGTTATTACGTAGAGACGGTGGCTTAAATAAAACAGTCTACATACACGATTGTCTGAGTGACCAAGAGGCCCGAGAAACTGCGGAAGCAATGTACGGTATGGAAGTGTTGCGTGTATTGTGGAAGGGTCGCACAGACGACTGGGAAAATAGAAATAACTCAAGTGTTGGTTCTGTTTCCAATAACAATAATAATAAGGAAACATCTACTATGACATTTACAGAAATGGTAGGAGCAATATTAGTACTTGCATTAATGTTCTTCATACTTTTAATTTATGAGATGCTGTTAGCAACATGGGCGTTCATAGTTGCTTATTGGCCTTGGATCCTTGGAGTTGGTATATTTGTGTTTATAATCTGGGCATGGTTGTTACCAGATGAAGAGGAAGATGAAGAAACTTGATATATTAATTGTTAGTGTACCGGTACTTGATTTACAATATCCTCCAAGTAGTCCTGCAATTATAAAAGCATGTGCAAAAGCAGCAGGGTATTCTGCACGAACCTTAGACTTAAACTTACTTTTAAAAAAATTAAGCAGCGACGAACAAGAATTTTATACAACGCAATATCAATTTGAAAATGTAAGCAAAGACATTGATGAAAATTATCAAGATATCGTAGACTTATTTTTTACTTCTAGCAAAGATAAAATAAGAAAATGGATTGATATTAGTATAGAAGAAATTGCTAAATTAAATCCAACTTGGTTGGGGATAAGTGTTTTTAGTTATAAAAGTCACAAGTCCGCCCTGGTATTGTGTGAGCAAGTTAAAAAAAGATTGCCTAAAATAAAGATTGTTTTAGGAGGAAGAGGTGCGTCCAGCTACCCCTTGGGTCCAAATCACTTTGCATTTATCTCAAAAAGTAAAAAATACTTTGGATCATATAAATCTGCAGTGTTTGGAGAAGCCCTTTTACACTACAATCTCATTGATAGTTTAATACAAGGAGATGGGGAGCAAGCAATAATAGACTTGTTGTCTGGATCTCAATTTGAAAGTCATCATGGGGACATAAACAAGATTAATTTAGAAACATTACCTTTTGTGGATTTCGACGACTATAAACTCGATGATTACAATTATGTCAACGAGCCCACGATACCTATTACTGGTAGCAAAGGTTGTGTAAGAAAATGTACGTTTTGTGATATTCCGGTACTTTGGCCAAAGTTTAAATATCGTTCAGGAGAACATATTGCACAGGAAATGATTCACTTGTATAAAAAGCACAATGTCCAAAAGTTTTATATGAGCGACAGCCTTGTAAACGGCAGTATGAAAGCATTTAAAGACTTTATTAAAACTTTGGCTGACTATAACTTAAAAAATCAAGAAGCAAGATTAAAATGGGTCGGGCAATATATTACAAGACCGATTAGTAAAGAATTAAATGAAGAATACTATGCTTTATTAAAGGCTAGCGGAGGAGAAGGTCTTACAATCGGGGTGGAGAGTGGCAGCGATGCAGTACGAGCGCACATGAAAAAACAGTTCAAAACTGTTGACATAGACGCAGAATTAGAGCAATTTGATAAACATGGCATTGTTTGTGTGCTTTTGTTCTTTAGTTGTTATCCAACTGAGACGTATCAAGATTTTATAGACACTGTTAAAATGTTTATACGATATCAAAAATATTGTGCAAGCGGCACAGTTTACAAAATTACACTGGGAATACCATATACCCATCATCAGCATACTCCATTGTGGAATATGCAAGAGGACATAGGTTTATCGATAAAAAAAGGCAGTGACATACTTTGGTCTTTAAATACTAATTCAACGTTGACTTTCAAAGAAAGAATTAGACGTAGATTAATACTGCAAGAAGTAGCAACAGTACTAAGATTACCAATGAGTCGAAATACCCCAGAATTAAACCAACTAATTGATGCAATGAAACTGCATAAGCAGGACATTGAAGAATATTTTGGCAAAGAAGAAAAAATTGTCACTTACGCTGACAATTATAATTTGTTGGGCGACGAAGTTTTGATGCCTCCTGATATACAAACTATGATAGCAGAACACCTTAACGCTACAAACTATTTAGAAAAAATTCTTGCTACTCATAAAAATACCAACGATGATATACAGTTTGATAATTCTGCATATCTAGAATTAAGAGAACTAATACTATGAACTTGCCTGATTCCATATGTATGTTACCGTGGACTAGTTTAGAAGCAACACCTCAAGGTACTTCTAGACCATGCTGTTTGTTCGACGAAGAGATAGTAGACAAGGAAGGTAACAAATTTTGGTTAAAAGATGCAAGTCTGCAGGAAATTTATAAATCAGAATATCTTCAAAATCTACGACAAGATTTTTTAAACGGAGGAAAACCTAAGGCCTGTTTCAGATGTTGGGATGCGGAAGCAGCTGGGGCAACTAGTAAGCGTATGCACACCAGGACAAGGCTAAAAGAGTTGTATGCCAACGTTGATTGGAGTAACTTACAACCCGATCAGTTATGGTTTTTAGATTTAAAATTAGGGAATATTTGTAATTTAAAATGTCGAATATGTGGAAGTTGGTCAAGTAGTAAGTGGGCAGAGGAAGAAATAAAATACGTAAAAGGTTTAAAAAACCCTAAAGAACATTTGGCTTATACTTTTCTTCAACAAGGAATGTGGCCTAGAAAGTCTGACTTATTCTGGCAGAATCTAAAAAAACTTTTGCCACAAATAAAATACTTCGAATTTACGGGAGGCGAACCGTGGCTTATTCAAGAACACTGGGATTTGTTAAAGTATGCCGCAGACAATGGGTATAGTAAAAATATTGATATACATTACAACACCAATGCCACACAGGAACTGGGCCCGCACACACAGATATGGAGTGAGTTTGGTCGTGTGGACATTGCGTTTAGTGTAGATAATGTAGGTGAGCGTTTTGAATATGAACGTTATGGTGCGGACTGGACAAAAGCAAACAAAATTATTGACGATGTTCACTTTGCTAGAAGTGCAGATACACCTAATATTACCACACAACTTTGTTTTACTGTTAACATACAAAATGTTTACTACTTAGACGAATTATTAGATTGGGCTGATACAAAACCTTTTGATACTATATATTTTAATCTATTAACTAGTCCAAGTCATATGAGTATTCAATATATGACCCCGGAGTCAAAAGAACTTGTATTAAACAAATTAAAAAGCATGTTCTGGGGCAGAGATTTTTATCAACGTGAAATTAATAATGTAATTAAGTTTATTGAAAACGGTCCAGGCAGTGACGGCACCGAATTCGTGCGTAAAATGACCAAAACCGATCAATATAGAAAACAGGACTTTCGACTGCTGTATCCTGAAATGGCAGCAACAATGGGATATGACTAAACCCGATACACTGTGCCTGGCACCTTGGACGCATACTTATTTGAGTCCGCAGACTGAACGCAGAATGTGTTGTGCTAGTAGAGAGCCTGCACAAAACTTTCAACAATACATAGATACCGAATCTGGCACTGGCGAATACATTCCTATTACACTAGAGGAACACTGGAACGGCGAACATATGCGTAGTGTGCGTCGTCGTATGATGGCAGGAGAAACACTGCCCGAGTGCGAAGTCTGTAACGACAAGCTGTTAAACACAGACGTTTACCGCAGTTATTTCAACAACCTTTTTGGCAATAAGTACAACGACATACTGGACACAACCGACGAATCAGGTTATACCACAATGAAGCCTGTTAGTTGGGACTATAGGTTTAGCAATCTCTGTAACTTCAAGTGTCGTATGTGTGGGGACATGTTAAGCAGTGCTTGGGAAAGTGAGCAACGCCAACATAACATGATCGACTACACCAATCCAAAGAATAATTGGATGCGACCTGAAGTCAAGCAGCAGATTGAGCAGTTTCAAGATACCAAAATCGAACAAGAATTTAGTCAGGCAGTTGAGGAACACAGAGTAGAAGAAGTCTACTGGGTGGGTGGAGAGCCTTTGATGTATGAACAGCACTGGCGTTATATGCAGAGAATAATAGAGTTAGGGGATGGTGACAAACTATATGCCAGATATAATACTAATCTTAGCCGGCGCCGCTACCGGAATGTTGATCTGTTTAGTGATATTCTTCCTAGGATTCGCGATTGGCAGATCTGCGCGAGCATCGACGGAACTGGAGTCATTGGAGAATATATTAGAACAGGTCTTAACTATAACCAATGGCTTGAAAACTTTCGTGCAGGAGTTGAAATCCAACGTCACAAAAGGCAAATGAGATTAGACTTCACATTAACACTGCCAGGCCTGTTTGAAATAGTAAATATTCAACAACTGGCAGACAAGTTAGGTGTTGATGTGCTGTCAAAAGTTGTGTTTAGTTTTAGTCCCGACATAGTGATGTCGCCGTTAGCACTGCCCAAGGACATATTACATCCTTGGATAGACGAACTAGTACCCCAAGTTAGAGGCGCCTTGCGGGACACATTAATCCAACTTAAAACTAGACCAACTTTTCAAGAGCAATGGCCTGATGAATATCGTGAGGGTATTAGTCGTGGCAAGCACCGCATACTAAGGTTAGAGCAAATAAGAGATCAAAAAACAACGTTTACTGACATTATCAGTCTACGTCCTGAAGCGCTCAAATGGTGGATGACAATTGAAGACTGTTAAAGTAGTATTACGCAATCCGTTAAATTATCAAGATCAAGTTGACTACACTATAGAAGTGTTCGACAATGCATTAGCACAAGATTGGATTCCAGCATTAAAAGAATTGCTACATAAAAATCTTTTATTAGAAAAAAATTTTTGTTTTATGGGTTTTCCTAAAACTGCAAGGACCTTGGATTATCTTTGTAACGAGTTAAATCAACATTGTAAAACTATTAATAAGCACTTTCCATCTTATCAAATTGAAGAGTTTTTTACGCCAGATAATGTTGTTGGATACGATTATGCCGAAAACGGTATAAATCATGACATGATGAATCGGTTACACAATCATTTCGAAGTATTGCAAGGAACTGTCTGGAATTTAAGTGATTATTATAAACGTGCAGACTATGAAACAAAATATGCAATTAGACAGTTAAACAATATTTGTCACGAAATGGAAACATTGATTTTAAGCCAGCGAAAATTCAATACCGTTCCTTATTGGGTCAGGCCTAGTCAAATTACTACATGGTTACAAGCACCCAGGTACGATCTTAAAGACATACATAGAGAATTGTTTTTAGTGAATGGTTATGATAGAGTGTTAGGCGGAGTATACATGCACTGGACACAGATAGGTAAAACACTGTTTGAAGTTTTCAGAGATGAGCATGCACCTGAACTTACAGATACTGTTTGTGAAGCAATCACCGAGTTAAAGTATTATAGCGGTGAGTTTGATGTTGAATGGGGTAACAATGTAGTTTATGGAGGCGAACAATTGTGGCACAATCAAGAACAAGACAACTTTAAAAAATGGTTAACAGATAATAACCGAGATCCTGATGACCCAAAACTAAGTTTAGGATATTTGCCTATCGCACAAGTAAATTTAAAACAAAGTTTTGGATCTACAGATTATAACGATATATGGGATATACTCGGTAATCATTTAGACATTTATAAAATCGTCGTTAATGACGTAGAACAAACATTTGATTACTGTTGGTCAGATCTTAGTTATAATCAAATGCAAATAGATATGATGAAACCAGGTTATGATTATAGTAGCAGGCGGTGATAGTTTCATATGGGGCAGCGAACTAGCAGATAGTCCGCACGGTGGCCCAGACGGATACAGTAAAAATACTTTTACAGCATTGTTATCTCACGGACATCAATATATTTGTGCAGCCTATCCTGGTAATGGAAATGATTCTATTTCAAGACAGGTAATAAATTTTTTGCAAGTACAAGGCAATAGCAAAATTTTTGTTATTGTTTCTTGGACTTTTCCAGGCCGTTATGAATTTAATTTCGGTTTTGATAGTAAAATACCAAATTGGCAAGTTATAAATCATTGGACCATTGGAAATAAGTTTTATTCAAAAAATAATGAACACAAAAAATTAATATCTGACCATGTAAACAAGGCCAAACTTAACAATGTGTATGATTTTGCTGTAAATTATTTTCAATATGTTGCTTCCTCAGAATATTGGGAGACTTATGCTACCATTAAAGAAATATTATTTTTACAAAGTTTTCTACAAAGCAAAAAAATACCTTACTTGTTTACCTGTGCCGACGCATCTTTTTTAAATAACTCAACAATTTTGTCAAACGATCTGACCATTAACGCATATTATGAAAATATCGATTTTAGTAAATGGTTTTTCTTCCCTGGTAATAAAGGCTTTTACGAGTGGGCAACTCACAATAAATACCCTATAGGAGATACTCATCCTTTAGAAGCAGCTCACAGAGATGCTGCTGGATTAATGAAAGACAAATTCTATGAAATGGTTAAAAAACATCTGGAATAAAATTCGATTAGAAATACGGTATCGTAAAAAATTAAAAGAATTAAAGAAACGAGATCCTTTCATTTACAAATAATTACATGATAAGAAATATTCTTACATTTGGGGATAGTTTTACCTACGGCGAAGAACTGTCCGATAACAAAAGTGCCTGGCCTTATATTGTAGCAAGAAGATGTGATGCTACTGTGCAAAATTTTGCGACACCTGGAGGCAGCAATGATCAGATAGTAAGAAAATTTATAAGAGTATTATCTTCCGATAAAATACCGTTACACAATTCTGTCCAGTTGAGTAAACAATTAATTATTATCGGTTGGAGTATTCCTGGAAGAACAGAATTCCATGACCAAGAAGGCTTTTTTGATGTATGGCCTGCTAGGTCAGGCAGGATTTGGATGGATCCTGTTTATAGTCATAGACATCAGTTAACAAAGTATGTTTCTCTTTACCACAATGACTCGTCATTCTATGAAAAATTTTTACAACAAATTATTATAGTTCAAACTCTTGCAAAGAATTATGGTTTAAAATGTCTTATGCTTAATATAATGCAAAATGACTATTATAAAACAAAAACAGATTTTTTAACTGATCCAGATAATGGTGGTAATTCTGATATTGCATATGCAACTTTTGATGATTATGATAAAAAGATAGATAAAAAATTTTTTATTGATTGGGGAGTCGGTGGAATGATGGAATGGGTCCCAGAAAACAGTCCCAAAGGCCCTAACGGACACTTTTTAGAACCTGGACACATAATTGTGGCAGCACACGTACATGAAGCTATTAGGAATCTCGGCTGGGTTTCATGACAGTGGCGTTACTGTGATTGATGACGGTGAAATTAAGTTTGCCGCACACAGTGAACGCTATAGTAAAAAGAAGCACGATGAACATATCAATGATCAAATTCTATGTGAAGCACTCGGTTATGGGCAACCAGACTGTTTGGCATATTATGAACGTCCATGGCTTAAAAAGATTAGACAAATCTACAGTGGACAATACGATTTAGCATTTGACACCACAACATTAACAGTTGGTGGATATTTAAACAAGCATAGTAGTATACGCGGCTTACAGAAAATAAAGACACATACTTACAATCATCATCTTAGCCATGCGGCTGCAGGATTTCAAACATCACCTTATAACAAGGCAACCGTTGTAGTTATTGATGCTATAGGTGAATGGGACACTATCAGCATTTGGGCAGCAGAATACGATCGAAAAGGTCAAGCACAGTATCGCAAACTTTGGCGTCAACGTTACCCACATAGCATAGGTATGTTTTACAGTGCCATGACCAAACACGTGGGTCTAAAACCCATGGACGAAGAATACATCATGATGGGCATGGCAGCATACGGTAGAGTACATTGGGATAACTTTATGAAAGCAAGATATGTTGCCAATGAGTCTACAGCCGAATTTAAAGAAAATCTGCACATAGGTGTAAATAGTGAGGAATGGATTAGAACTGAAGATTTCGATATCGCTGCAGGCGCACAGAGTTTGACAGAAAACTTAATTTATAATATAATGCGTAAGGCAAGAGATTTTGGATTCAGCAGTAATCTTGTTTACATGGGTGGGGTGGCACTTAACTGCCTTGCAAATAGAAACTTAGGAGCGTACTTTGAAAACATTTGGATTATGCCTAATCCTGGCGATGCTGGTAGTAGCCTTGGCGCCGCTGCTTTGGCCTATGGTCATCGTGTTAGCTGGACTAATGCTTTTCTTGGCCACAATATCGCTGGGGATTATCCTACCGTTCGTGCCCTTGATGCTCTTACTACAGATAAAATAGTAGGCATTGCATCTGGCAGAGCAGAATTTGGACCCAGAGCACTGGGTAATCGTAGTCTGCTTGCTGATCCCAGAGGACCTGATATCAAAGATAAGGTCAACGAAATAAAGCGCCGCCAAAAGTTTCGTCCATTTGCTCCAGTTATTTTGGAAGAACAAGCACAAGAATATTTCCATATGCCGCCGGGTTTTTCGAACAGTAGATATATGCAGGCTACTGCTTACTGTAGACATCCTGAACAATTTCCTGCTATAATACACCATGACGGTTCAAGCCGTGTCCAAACTGTGCCTGCTGATGGTACGGGTATTAGAGAGTTATTAGAAAAATGGTTTGTGTTAACGGGTTGTCCGATGTTATTGAATACCAGTTTAAACATCAGAGGCGAGCCCATGGTCAACGACAGAGCAGATGCAGACAGGTTTGAACGACTATACGGAATTCGAGTTTTATCATGAAAGAAAAACATAAACAGGCCTTTATGCGAACAGCAGAAGTATTTGCAGAATGTAGTACTGCTGTTCGTGCTAAAGTAGGTGCAATCATTGTCAAGGACGACAGGATTATCAGTATTGGTTACAATGGTATGCCGTCAGGTTGGGATAACACCTGCGAAAACTTTGTAGGCTATGACAAAGGCGGCGAAGAAAGACTAAACACCAAGCCAGAGGTACTACATGCAGAAACAAACGCAATCGCTAAGTTGGCAAAAAGCACGGAAAGTGGTGATGGTGCTGTATTGTTTATTACTCATAGCCCGTGTTTGGACTGTGCAAAACTTGTTTATCAAAGTGGAATTCACAGTGTTTACTATCGCAGTCATTATCGTGATACTGCTGGAATTGAATTCCTTAAGAAATCTGGAGTCCGAGTAGAACAGTTAGATGTTTGACGTATTTTATCAAGACCGTAAACCCAATCTTTTTGCATTTGAACAGCCTGCTGCAAGTTTAGAACAAGCGGCTGAACTGAGTCGTACTGAATACTTTTGGTACATACACGGCAATAACGATTATACAGGCTTTGACTTCGAATGGCAACCTCCACCATGGGAACGTGATCATGTACATGTATTTGCCAGTCAATGGCAACGTAATGCGGATGTTTACTTTGCTCGCAAGTGGACTGCTGGTAATCGAGAATGGCACTTCAGACAGGAACAGTCAGTTCGGCGTTTAGTGGACATGACCAAATGGTCTGTGCCCGAGTTGTGTGATACCGCAGATTTTGATTTTAGTTGGCATCCTGACACCATTGAACCCGACTACGAATATAGATTTCCCACACAACACCAACGTGAAGGCGGACCTATATACAACGGCACTGCTGGTATAAAATATTCAAATAGCCAAAAGGTCCGTGCAAATGCTACACAGATATTTTACATGGATTTTCTTGATCCTGGCAGCGCAGAACGATACCAAAAACTGCAAGTACTGTATCCTGACATTAAACGAACTAGATATGTGGATAATCATTTAACAGTTTTCAAACGTATCGTCAACTTAGCCACAACAGAGTTTGTTTGGATTACCAGCAGCATTTGTGATTACACAGATTTTGACTTTACTTGGCATCCAGAAGAAAGTCAACGTGAAATGATTCACTGCTTTTACAGCGAAAGCCAAAAACGTGGTGATACATTTTTGATACATGTGCAAAGTTTTAAAAATCAAATGTATGATTTGGAGTTATTAGATTGGTTTAATGTAATCAATTATGTCGACACATTTCGTGTGCCCAGAGTAGAAATGCCTGTACATTATTATCAAGGTGATAATTTAGTTTCGGAAGTAAAGAACTATCAATTCACTGCACCATACGCTCTGTTTACCAATCAACCAAATCTTTATACTCATTGGCATCCTTGCCTTTGGACCGAAAAAGATCGTATTGCAACAGCATTTAGCACTAGCAAGGCGGTGTGTGCCATACCCCGTGATGTAAAGGCACATTTACGCACACAAATCTACGATTATCCCCACGTAGAGGACCGAGACGTACACTTTTTCGCTGAAGAACCGTTGGATATTATCTATATCAGTAATGGCGAACCCGACGAACAATTTTATTTTGATTGGCTACAGGCCTGTGTCAATCCCAGTAGGCGTTACGTTGTAAAATGGGTTCGAGGTGTGAATGGTAGAACACAGGCCTATCAGGCTGCTGCCCGAATGAGCGAAACTCCCTGGTTCTTTGCAATATTTGCCAAATTAAAAGCAGATCGAGATTTCGATTGGCGCTGGCAACCGGATTATTGGCAACAGCCCAAGCACTATATTTTCCATGCACGTAATCCTATAAACGGTTTGGAGTATGGGCATCAAGCCATAATTGCTTATAACAAAAAATTAGTTTTGGCTAATAATGATCCAGGGTTAGATTTTACACTAACACAAGAACACGAAGTGGTTCCTATACTAAGTGGCGAAGCCATGTTTAACCAAAGTGCTTGGATGACATGGCGTACTGCTTTCCGTGAAGTATTAAAACTACAGCAGTTTCAAGAGCAAACACCTACTGTAGAAAACAAACATAGACTAAACACTTGGTTGACCAAAGCCACTGGCCAGTACAGTGAATACTGCTTAAAAGGCGCACAAGATGCAGTCGATTATTATCGTGAAGTCAGTGGTGACTACGATAAACTAAAACTCAGTTACGATTGGCAGTGGTTACAAGAACGCTTTAACGCAGGTAACCCTTAACTGTACTAACTACACGTTCTACTTCCGTATCTTCCATTTCTGGATAGATAGGTAAACTCAAACATTCAACACAGAACGCACTGGCTTCCCTGTATAACTCTGCTACGTAGTTAATATAGGGATAGCCCACAGGATATTCGTATAAAGGACGTTCGTAGTGTACCTTTACTTCAATGCCTCTGGTAGTCATGTGTTTAAGTAAGCCACTACGGTCCACAGTTTTAATTACATACTTGTGCCAAGCATGTTCTGCACCTTCAGTTACTCGAGGTGTGTCTACAATGTCCCGAAGTTCTTGTGTATAGTAATTGGCTATCTGTTGGCGTCTTCGCTGCCACTGATCAAAATGCTCTAACTTAACCAACATTTGAGCGCAGTCTACTTCTGACATTTTACTGTTAGTGCCAGTTATGTCATGACTGTTGGTTTTGCCGTTGTCTCTGTAGTCACGTATGGTTTTGGCATCTGCCAAATTGTCCACTAACACCATGCCACCTGATCCATAGTTGGGCAAGTTCTTTGTAGGATCAAAACTTAAAATGCTTACGTCTCCAAGACAGCCACTGGGCATGCCCCGATAACTTGCACCAAAACTCTGTGCAGCATCCTCGATAATTTTTATGTCTTTATTAAAAAATCTACAGATGTTGTAGAATCTGTCGTAGTCAACAACGTTGCCAAATATGTTTACGTACATTACTGCCTGTATGCCGGCAGCATCTATGGCATAGTCCATACTTTCCAAATTTATCAGTGCTTGATCATCTGTGTCGCATAACACAGGTGTGTTGCCGTTTAATAACACAGCGTTTATTGTAGCAATAAAACTAATTGTAGGAATAATAATCTTTACAGGTTCTTGAAACAACAGTTGTTGTGCAAATACTAAAGCCTGTGTGCCGCTGCCTACTGCTACTGCATAACGTCTATGGCAACGTTTTGCTATTTCCTGTTCAAACTTTTGAGTATAGTCACCGTCCAGCATTTGTCCACTGGTGTAGACCTGATCTGTTACTGCTAACAGTTCTTCACGTAGGTTTTGATATTGACGTGCTACGCCGGTAAAAGGGATAATTTGTGTTGCCAAAATTTACTTCCTACTAACCAAGCGTGATATCGTTCAAAACCTTGTTCTACATCTACTGTGGGGAAATAGCCTAAGTCTGCCTGTGCTCGTTCAATACTAAGTCTACCACGTTTGGGAAAGTTTAAGTCTCTATCTTGAACTTCGTAACTGCCACGACCTACAATATCTATACAAAGTTGGGCAGCACCCTCTAACGTTAGCGCAATGGGATTACTGCGTGTGATGTTATAGATGTTGCCATTGGCTTTGGATTCTAATGCCGCCAATGCAATTCCTTTGGCAGTGTCGTCGACGTGTGTAAAGTCTAATACTTCCTGTGCGCCTTGTACTTGTAAGGTCTTGCCCTGTAATGCACTTAGCATGAACTTGCTGACTACTCTGTCGTCGACATCCAATTCACCATAGACTGCACTGGGACGAACAATAACATAGTCCATGCCTATGCGGCGTGCATAGTCTGCTACAATTTGTTCGCCCGCTAATTTCATAATAGCGTACTGACCTTGTGGCGTACACTGTGCAGTTTCTGTGACAAAGTCTTGTTCAAAATCTCCATAGACCATACTGGAACTAATGTAGACAAACTTCTTTACACAATGATTTTTGCACTCTTCCAATAAGTTAATTAAACCAGTGATCATTACTTCACTGCCTACCACAGGATTTTGTAGTACTACACGCTGTCTAGGAAAACTGGCAAGGTGTACTACCATCTTAGGGTGGAATGCCAACATCATATCTGAAATGCCTTTGCGATTTCTAATATCAATGTTGTGTGTGTTACATCTTACTTTGCGTTTGCGTTCACGCTTTAAGTATTCAAGTTCATCTTTAGGAATAAAATTGTAATTGGTAAAACTGTCTATACCAAAACATGTATGTCCTTCTTGTTCTAGATATTTTACAACATTATGTCCAATGAATCCACTGGCACCAGTTACTAATACGTTCAATTGTTGCCCCACTTTAATTGAAAAAACGTAGCGTCTTCGTCTGATAGGATAGCTTCTACTCTACATCGGTAACCATAAGTTAACATACAATGTCCTATGTAAAACACAGGTCGTTCTACAGCATGCTCCATAACCCATTGTCCTTGTTCTGTTTCTTTTTCCCAGCGATACAAAGGTTCAGCCACATAAATTTCCGGGTCTTCTACATCGCCCATTGGAAATTCATAGACTTTAAGTTTTATCATACTGCCATGTCTGCTCGAATCGGGGGGTGTGAGGTATAGCCAATGAGCTCGATATCCTCCATACCGAATGAATCTATCGTCTTGCATTCTGAATTTAGTTTTAGATGTGGAGCAGGTAATGGTTCACGCTCTAATTGTTCTTTTACTTGCTCTACATGGTTTAGGTATATATGTGCGTCGCCCAGCACGTGAACGAACTCTCCAACCGCTAAATCGCACACTTGTGCAATCATGTGCGTTAGTAAGGCATAAGACGCAATATTAAAAGGCACGCCTAAAAACATGTCACAACTGCGTTGATACATTTGGCAACTAAGTTTACCATCTGCAACATAGAACTGACTGAACACGTGGCAAGGAGGTAGTGCCATATCATCTAGTTCTGCTGGATTCCATGCAGTTAAAATATGTCTACGTCCATTAGGATCCTTTTTAATACCCTCAATCAAGTTTGCTAATTGATCTACTTCACGATACACTAACTTACTGGGACCATCAAATACTTGATCCTTGGCTTGCCAATGACGCCATTGTACTCCATAGACTCTGCCTAGGTCTCCTTCAAACTGTGGACCTCGGGGCGGAAACTTTTTGTATTTGTTTGTCCAATACGGAGCTGTGGCATTGGCAGTCCAGATGGTTGTCTTTTCAGACGCTCTACTACCATGTAGTATCTCTCGTAGACGATTTTCGTCCCCTGAACCTTCAATGAACCACAGCAACTCTGAAACTACGCTCTTCCAGGCCAGTTTCTTTGTAGTGACAGCAGGAAAACCGTCAGCCAAGTTGTAGCGTTGTTGCATGCCAAACACACTGACAGTACCTGTACCTGTACGGTCTGTTTTAGTTACGCCATTGTCTAAAACAAACCGGAGTGCATCTAAATAAGTTTTCATAACTGTATTATACTGACAAGGGCCTGAAAATGTCAACGTTTTTGTAAACAGTCCAAGTACATTTTCCGTCTTGACTGGGCCAAGCACCCATTGCTCGCATCATCAAAGTCATCTTACGCATGTCTATTTTGACATCACTTTTGAATTGACTTTTGAAATGAGTAACGTGCATTTCGTCAATAATGTCTTTACAGGAGAGGATAATCTCAGGACCACCGATTATCCAAATGTGCTTATTGGGATGACGTTTTTGCAGTAACGGAACTTGCTCGACTAAATTACCCTTGACTGTGCCGGCAGTATAAAGTGGACGATTGGTTGCTACATACGTTATTCGATTTTTCAAAGGCTTAGGCATTTTAGGATCATCGTATGTACGTCTGCCCATTACTACAACATGTCCTTCTGTTTGCTTTTTAAAATACTGCATGTCTTCACTGTGGTGCGGCCATGGGAGGCTACCTCGGAATCCCATGCCACCCCAGGTGTCGACGGCAAATATTGCTTTAATCATAAGTTAGAAAGTATTCTATCTGTCTCGGGCTGGATTGCCTGCTCAACCAGATCTACATCAACATAGAAATCTACATTAGCAATATATTGATCAAGTTCTTCTAATTTTTTACTAACATGGTGCTCGATCTCATCGGGATCGGCACCTTCAGATAATATATGTTTGATATCAATATTTACTTCAGTGCCATCTTTAAGATGTACTATTAAACGTTCTAATACGTGTACCGGTACTTCTTTTTTCTCTACGTCCTTGAGAATCTCACGCCATGCTTTTTTATTGTTTAAGTTAAGCCGTTTTGGCTTTGGCTTTTTTCCTTGGGGCATTCTTTGTCTCACCGGAAAGATTAGCAGCCTCTGCCATTAAACGCTCAGACTCTGCAAGTAATTGTTTTGCTTCTGCGGCCATCTTCATTGCCTGTGCTCTACGTTGCGTAGCAATTTGATCATCGCTTAAGAAGTCTGTGGCATTTGCGGTTCCTTGTACTTGTGCAGGTTGAGCACTTCCAGGAGGAGCACGTAGTTCGCCCACGTCCTGGCCTTCATTGGTTCTCCTTCGAGTTACCATTCCTGCATTGGCATCTAAGTCAGCCATTTCTTTAATGGCTTCTTCGCCAAGAGCCATTTTGTCAAGGATAGCATTTAGTTCATCTAGTCTAACATTTGATGTTGCAGTTGGAGTAACAATAACTTGATTGGTAGGAACTTTTTTGATCATTGCTTCGGAGTGCAATGTTTGTAATGCATTGTTGCCGTCTCGCAAAGTATACCTAAATAAGTAATCACTGAACTCTTTTGCTTGTTGTCCTGAATCAGATTCCAGTGCTTGCATGATGTCATCATGAATATGTACAGGTAATGCATCTGGATATGTGACTAGACACATATGATCCTCTTCTGGTACTTTTCTATATAGAATAACAACTTTGCGGCTGTTATGTTTACCGACGTGCTTAATCATAAAAATATCCTTTATTGATTTTCTTCGGGAGCGGGTTGCTCTGGCTGTTGAGGAGTTACTACTCCACTAGCCACTAAAAAATTGTATAAGTTTGTGTATGCTTGACCAATAGCAGTAAATTCTTCTACTCTGTAAGCACCACGATTAGATGCTAGTTGAATTGCTTCTAGTGCAACAACTAGGTCTTGAACTTGTAAAGGGGTTGTTTGTTTTTGGTCTTCTTCTGCCACAAAAATCTCCGTGTTTGTAAAGATATTTAACCCTTACAGACAACGGAGAAATTTTTTTAAAACTGGTTTTTGTTAAAAGTATCTAGCATTAGTGTAAAATAACTGGCTTCACTGTGACGTTCAAAGGCCGCACACTTGCGACTAACCAAAGATCCTGAATCAGTAGTAATGTGCTCACCTAAATAGAAACGACCTTCTAAATTTTCATATATCCAGTTTAGAATGTCTCTATCGTAAGTACGAGATTCGAAAAATACTTTTTCAAAATGCGGAGGGCATTCGTCCCACTTACGTAAGTTATGAACATTAAGTGGATTGACTTCACCGTGTTTAAGCATCGTCTAACTCATCTGTGGGAGGCAAACCATTGCTGTGAAAGTCACGTGTCTGATCCACATCTTGAAATAATCTTTGTTCTTGTGCTGTCAGTTCGCCAAATTTTCTTGGATTAGCACATAGGGTGCATTTGGGATCACCGCAGTTCAGTGCATGGTGCTTGGCAAAGCGATGTCCCTCATATTGGTGATCAGGCATTCCGTGCGACTTAGCAATTTTTTGTTGTTTGTGAATTGCGTTTTCTTCTTTTTGTAAACGTTTACTATGCTTTAGTTTATCTTCTGATTTGCTCATATTGATATTTAAAGATTTTTATTCAAGTCACTTTTCTTCACACGATTTACTTCTAATGTTACACACATGGTGTTAAACTGTTGTCCTGGTTTAAGCCTGGGCCATAGTGTGTCACGAAGTTTTTTCTGGCACTGTTGTTCACTTTCATAATAACCTTCGTACTGTACCATTTCACAACTGGAGACCTGATTACTAGCACAGGCCATTATGACCGGAATAAAAAACGTTACTAGTTCCATTATGCACCTGCCAGTTCTTTTGCCTTTTCATAGTGAGCCCAAACACCAAAGGGCGGCTCGCACTCAGTGTTGCCTTTGATAATGAATACAGTATCACAGTAGTCGGGGTCACCCCACGAACCATATGGATAACCATCAGTAAACATGATAAACTTCTTAGGTTGAATATCATTTTCTTTCATGTAAGTCCAGTTACAGTCGTAGTCAGTACCACCACCGCCTTGGGGTTCATATTCCAAGATGCTGTCGAGATTGTCACTGCTAAACTCTTGATGATTGTACACTTCTGTATCAAATGACCAGATATGAATTTTGTATTCATCATAGGCTTCCATAATGCCTTTGACTTCGCCCAGGAAAGCCTTGATGTCTTCGTCACCAATACTGCCCGACATGTCCAATGCGATGTGCGCTTCAATTTGGTCACCGGGAATCATACCGGGCATAACTGCATCCATTGCCCAACCACGTCGGCTGGGACGCATCCAACTAAAGTCATCTTTGACAATACTTTGGATCTGTTGCTGAAGCAGTTCACGCCAGTCAACCACAGGTTGCGTCAAGTCCTTAATAAGACGCTTAACACCTGAGGGCAAGTTACCTGCACCTGTAGCCTGAGCAGCCTGTAGTACTGCTTCGCGAACTTCGTCACGAATTTGACGGCGTTCCTCATCTGACATTTTAGGACGACCTTTGCCGTTGCCTTCTTTGTCTCCGTCCTTGTCATCGTCCTGATCACCCGAACCTTCCTGCTCGTCGAGGTGCTCGTCAATCATTTTGTCAATGAGATCGCTGATGTCAATCTTCTCAGCCTTCTCATACAAATCGTCGTAGACTTCTTCAGCACTCCAACCTTGATACTTTGTATCATGCAGGCAAGGAGTAATCTTGTCGCCAATCCGTTGTTCAACCAAGTCTGCGTTTACGCAAAAGTCTGCGGCGCAATTAAAAAGCATAGGGTCACGATCCGGACCGCAACGACCCATATGGTCGTAGACATTATGTAACACTTCATGCCCAAACAAGAATTCAAGTTCTTTGGGTTTGAGTTTGTTTACGAATTCGGTATTGTAGTAAAATTTCCTGCCATTGGTTGCGGCAGTGCCACACCATGAATCAGCATTAACCAATTCCAGTCGAGTAGCCAAGTTACCAAAAAACGGAGCACGAAGCAACAAGCCAATTCGAGCAGTAGTCAACTTTTCACGCACCGCACGATCCAATGCGGGATCTGTCGTTTCGGTTAGCCTGCCGCTGATGCCGGACTTGGGATTGGTTGTAGTATCTTTTGACATTTCTGCTCCTTGTTATAGTGTATTATACAATCTTTCTGAATTATTGTCTATTAATACTAAAGTATTAAAAGGGGAGGACTTACATGGTAAAGAAAGGAGTAAGACCAATGCCTCCATAAACTATCGATTGCCGGCGCTTGCGGCTACAATGTACTTACCAAACCGCTTGTGGAACTCATCGAAATTCTTGAGTTTGCCAGGAACAAACGGCAGGTTGTAAGTGGTAAGAGCAGTACGAGCACCCATAACAGTCAACTCCGTTGTGAAATTGTCCATCATATAACGGAAGAAGTTATCTGCCATCTCATGCCATTCTGCATTAGGCTTGCCACCAATCTTGTCTGCGGCATCCTTAAGTTCGTAGCACATACTGACTACCAAACTGTACATGGCGCTGACTTCTTTTACTTTGAGTTCTTTGACCTTACCAGCCAATACATCTTCAGGCTTGGGTAACTGTCCAGCAATCTTGCGGTGAGCCATAAACTTAACAGCCACACCCTCACCAACTGCACCTGTTACCAAGTCAGTGAGATCTGCTTCACCAACGTCCTCGTCTTCAAGGATTTCGCTAACAAAGGTCCACGAGCGAGGTGTAGCAAAACTACGACTGCTACTACGCGGATCAAAGTCGTAAAGGTCCTGCTTGGCAAAGCCAATGTAACCGACCACGTCTTTGTGGATGCGGTTAATGGTAGCCCACGTCTCCCATGCTTGGTGATCTACTCGCATCTCCAAGTGCAGGAAGCGGTTAGCCAACGGAGCAGGCATACGATAAGTAACACCCTTGTCCGATTCACGGTTACCAGCCGCAATCACTACCACATTGTCAGGCAGTTTATACTTGCCAATGCGGCGGTTAAGAATCAACTGATAAGCCGCAGCCTGAATGCTGGGAGCCGCTGAGTTCATCTCGTCCAAGAACAAAACAACCACAGGATACTGACTGGCCAACTCTTCGTCGGGCAAGTCGATGGGCGGTGCCCAATCCATCAAACCACTGTCTTTATTGTAGTAAGGGATACCACGCAGGTCGGTGGGCTCCATTTGCGCCAAACGCAGGTCAATCATCAGACCATTTTGCTCTTCGGCGATACTGGCAACCACTTCACTTTTGCCAATTCCTGGAGGACCCCATAGGAATACAGGGCGCTTCTTCTGGAAGCACTTAGAGATGAGCCGTGACGCCTGCTGGGTCGTTACGGTACGGTGTTCACTTACGGTCATAAAATACTCCTTTCAACATATCTATATTATATGACTTTTCGGAATTATTGTCTGTAGTTTTTTTACAACACTACCAAGAACTATTGTAAAAAACCTTCAAACCCAGGAAGATTTCTGCCCGGGCATTTCGGACGAACTCTAATACTGATTGCTTATAGTAATCGTCACTGTCCTCGCCAAAAAAGAAGCCTTTAGTTTGCGGTAGTTGGTCATGGATCACTGCTCGTTCAAGTTCAGCGAGATCCTCCCAGGTAAGTTCCAACTCAACGCCGTTGAACATATTATTGCCTTCTGGATTATAGTCAGGATTTCGTTTGATCCAGAGTTGTTCCATCCAACCCTGAAGGTTGGGGTGTTTACGCCAGTAGGCAATTTCACGACTGTCACCATAACTGCCTTTTTTCTTAGCACGGCAGTAAGCATATTGATCCAACCCCATTATACAGCCTCCAACATATTGGCAGGAACACGCCATAGGCCATAGCCTGGACTACGAACAGTGACATACTTACGAGCAATCTTGGTGACATCACCAACATAAGTCTGACCATTGCGGCCGCTAGTGAACTTAACCTTGGTGCCTATAACCAGGCTTCCACGATTCTCTTTTACCAACTGATTACGAGCAAATTTAATAGCCATCGAAATACTGTTCAACTGCTCGTTGGTAAAGTTACCAGCAATGATAGAGTGATTGATGTCGTTAATTGAAACCATTTTAGTTCTCCTTAAACCAAGTCAACTTGAACAGGCGTAATGCTACCATCCACGCCGTTATAATTAAAGCCAAAACCAACAGGCATTTCTTTGTCGCCCCGACGTTTTGCATGACGACGTTCTTGTGCCAAATTCATAAGAGCCATCTGGGTTGCTGTCGCATGCATGTCAGTGCAGATATCGGCAGTGCCAGCTACCGTGGTGTAAAAACCAACACCATCGACAATAACACGAATACGTTGGCTGTTTTTGAAGCCGCCGATAAAAGTAGGTGTACGCATTTCAAACTCCTTTTCTTACACTATGCCTATATTATAGCAAAATGACGAATTTCGAGCAAGTACTACTTTAGTAGTAATACTTTAGTACTACCATTCTTTCTTGCCGCCCAAGTCTTCGTTCCAGTCATAGCCCGCATTGTATTCGGCTATCTGATCCTTGGTCATAAAACGCTCTTCGATCTCGTCACTTTGATAAGTGGCATCTGTGAAAAAGTGTGGGCGACGTGGACGGCTGTACCAACTATCGGCGCTACCACGGTCGAATGGGCCACCGTGACGACCATCGTAAAATTTACCCCGATACTCTCGAATTTCTGTGCTTTGCATTTATTACTCCTTTTCTTAACTGATGCCATAATTGTAGCAAAAAACGGAATATTCTGCAAGTACTACTAAAGTATTATTTTTTTAGGATGTTATTGATTCTTTTGCGATAGGGTACATTCCTGCGATAAATCCTGTCAGTTTTTCCCCTTCTGCTACTGTTTGAAAATATTTGTTTTCAATTACAGAATGCAACCCTTGCATTGTTTCAAAGAAATGATAATTAAGTTTGTCATTCATTGCTGGATCAAGATCCATGAGCGCTAGATCCCACGCAAAATTAAAATTGCTCCATTTAGATCCTTGGAAAAAGTTAAGATCTACTTCTGGATAAATTATTGCTCTAATACAATTTTCGTAGAACTCCCTGGCTCTTGGTGTTTGCGGCCACCGTATAAATTGTTTGAACATTGGATTTTCTTCAAAAAACCTTACAATTAAATGGCACTGCTTTGCAATCATTCTTGCACTACTGGGATGCCAATAAAAATATTCTGTTCTTTCATTGTTAAGTTCCGAAGTTGTTGCAAAACCAACTTGATCTAAGAAATACAATTTGTAAGTATTGTCCTGTAAACATACTCTTGGTTTACATATACCCCAGATGATAATACTATTTTGCATTGTACTGATACGTTTTTCGATTGAAGATATATTATCTATACTCCATCTTTTGTCAGCAAAATACGCTAGGTTTGTTCCTCTATGCAAACTAAAATCATCATCTATTTTATAATTGCTGTATCCATCAGTCCAATCATAAACAGTAATTTTAGTTTCGGGATGATTTTGTCTCATCCACTGTAGTTTGGGTTTTACAGTTAATTCCCATTCAGACAATTGATTGACATCTTTATAGTCCCATGGATCAGTACCTCGTACTTCTGAAAGTTTTACTGCCCATGAGACTACGATTTCGTCGATTTTCAGATTATTTTTTATAAATGCATTTAGTATATTGTGACTGTCAGAACCACCACTAAAAGCAAGTATTACATAATCGTAAGTTTGCCTTATCTCCTTTGCTCTTTGCGAATACAATTCACTGAGACTCTCCTCTGGCTCTTCAGACCAAGAAAATTTATCGAAAACATCATTGTTGAAGACCCATTCAGGGTGTATGTTTCTTTCTGTACCATCTATTAAGGCAGCAACCTTATTCAAATGAATTTTGTCGCCGACTTGATAGTAGCCTAGTCTCATTGAGGAAGGAGAATAAAGCATGTTTTACCTCTTTACTTCAATAGTTTTTCGGTATCTTTGATTTGCTTGTTAATAAACACTTCTGCATCTGCACCTGGAGTCCAATCTACAGGAGCAAAAGCAACCTCTGCAAATTCTTTGAAACTATCAGTGGTAATAATAGATTTCATACGATCTGCTAGTTTGGCTTTGTAAGCAGGATCCATATCTGCATTCACAGTAAGTCCTAGCCATAGACCAAATGTTTTCATATTTTGATTAACTGAATCAAAGTTTGGCTTATCTTTAAGAATGCTGTTTTGCTTGATCATGTTGTAGCCTACAATTTGAAATTTGCCTGCTTTGGCTGCTTTGTAACCTACGCCTGGATCTAGCGCCAAGTCCAAATCACCTTTTGAAAGTGCTGGCAAAATTTCTGGGCCTTTCTTGAAAGGAACAACAACTAAGTTCAAATTGTATTCTTTTGCCAACCATGCAATTTGGGCACGGTGTACACCAGTAAAGCCGCCTACTTTAATTGGCCGGTCAAAACTCCTTAGGTAAGACATCAGTGTATCCCAGGAATTAACTCCTTTAACACTGTTGGGTACATACCATAGTGTTGGTTCATCGCTGTACTTAACAAGAATTGATTTGTCGCTTACACCGATATCTTTGTCTTTGTGTACAAAACGGTTTTGTACCCATACACTACTACCATGGCAAAGAACTTTAGTTTTACTAGAGTTATTGCTCATTTCCCTAGCAGCCAAAATTCCATCAGCACCGGTTTTAACATTGATTTTAACTGTTTCGTTGAATTTTTGTTCATACTCACTAAACATTTTTCGACAGATTCGATCTAGAAGTCCACCACCGTGTGTGAGGAAGGCTTCAAGTTGTTGTGCGTAAGAAAAATTAATAGTGCCAAGTGTTAGCGCACCTGTTAATAAGATTGATTTAAATTTCATTAATTTCTCCGTAATAAAGTCATAGACAAATTATACTTTTTTGTATAAAACATTGTCAATAGTTTTGGTTTAATGCTTGCGAGAATTCGCTTACGGACGGCGTTCTGTTGTAACACAACAGTAAAAGAGTTTTGCTACTCTAAGCGTCGATTGATTGTTCCGACGTCACATCATTGTGGCGTTGCTAGAATTATTTAGTCAACTGTCGATGTAAGTAATTAAATTTTCTGACAAAACTCCAAAGTATAAAGATTACACTAATTGACAAAAAGAACAAACTTATATTGCTTTCTAAAAATTTCATAAAACTGCCATCTGAAATCGTTAGTGTTCGCCTTAGGTTTTCTTCAAATAAAGGTCCTATAATATATCCAAAGATTAAAGGCGCTGACTCTAACTTACAGAATATAAAAACAATACCCAACAAAGTAAAAAATATAGCAGTGCCTACATCAAACCAACTCTCTTTGATAAAATAGACTCCAACTAATGCTATGGAAATTAATAAAGGATATAAAATAGATTTTGGATAACTTATAATCTTCATCCACATTTTTACAAATGGTATGTTTAGAAATAACAAAAACATATTGCCTAGAAGCATACTTGCTAGTAATCCCCAAAATAATTCAGGATACTCTGTAACGGTCCCGGGACCAGGTTGGACGCCATTTATAATCAGCGAAGACAGTATCAACGCCATAACTGGATTTTCAGGAATTCCCAAAGTCAGCAATGGAATTAGGCTTGTTTGACTAGCAGCATTATTGGCACTTTCCGGGGCCGCAACTCCTTCTATTGCGCCCTTTCCAAAATCTTGTTTGTTTTTACTTACTTTTTTCTCTACTACATAAGCGGCGAAAGCACTCATAACTGCACCACCACCCGGAATCACACCCATTACTGTTCCTACTCCTGTACCTCTTAGTATACTAGGGATAACTCGTTTTAAATCCTGGAAACTAAATCTGAGTTTAAACTCCATGGGTTTATTTTCTAAGTTTTTGTCTAATAAATGCGTTACTAAGGCCGGCAATCCTAACACACCAATAACTAACGCTCCAACAGTAATGCCATCTACTAGTTCAAGTTGATTAAGTGTGAATCTTTCTGTGGCAGAATTTATGTCTGTGCCAACAGTTCCTAATAGCATGCCAATACAGGCCATGCCCAAACCTGTCACAAGGTTTTCACTAGTAATTACACTAATGCTTATTATACCCAATAACATTAAACTGGCAAACTCTGTTGGTCCGAACTCAAAAGCAATGTCACTTAGTGCTGGAGCGGCAAAGGCAATGGCAAATACTGCAAAGATACCAGCAACAAAACTGCCTATGCCTGCTGAGATAATTGCTTCGCTGGCCCTGCCTTGTTGTGCCATTGGATACCCATCTATACAAGTCATTACTGTACTGGGTTCTCCTGGCACATTAAGCAAGATACTAGTATTGGATCCTCCATATTGTGCTCCATAGTAGATTCCTGCCATAAGAATAATACTAGTAATAGGATCAAAACCGTAGGTAAAGGGTAAAAGAATACTTAAACAAATTACAGTACCGATACCCGGTAGAATACCAATAGCAGTGCCTAACAAACAACCTGCAATTAGAAACAATAAATTATTAATTTCAAATACTGTTTGAAATCCGAGCAAAAGATTGTCTATCATTTCTTGACTCCGTTAAGTACCCCTAATAATATTAAAAATAATCCCAAAGCCAACGGAAAAAATCCTGGGCCCATTTTAGACAACGAGCCAATTTTGTAAAATATAACTGCGCCGATGCTAAAATAGGCACCAATGCTACAAAACAGTAAACTGGTAATAATTTTTTTCATGTATTGATTTCTAAGTTTTCCAAATAACTTCTTAGATCGCCGTCCATTAATGATAACATACTTGCTTCTGTTTCGTCAAACACAATTATTTTTTTATTTTGAAACAAGTAGTAAGGACCTTGAAAGTATCGTTCAAGTTGAATGAGGTTTTTACTGGACAACGGCGATTTTAATTTATACTCGTAACCTTTTAGTTTAACATTGTCCATTAAAAATTGATAACCTACTAAGTTTAATCTGAGACTTTCATTATCTACAGGATTAAACCAGATACGGCGTTGCCATGTGCTTAGTTGTTGAACAGGTATATTCGACGAAGCTAGAAACACTTCGGTTAACTGTCTTTGTGTATACCTTTTAGGGGAAGATTTGGTCACCACTTTTTAAAAGCACCACAGTGAATTGGTCAGTTTTAAAAAGCGTGTTCAATTTTTTAGCCAAGTTGATTGCGTGTCCGGGATTACTAAAAGAAGTCTTTTTATACTTAGGACCTGGATAACTGACCAGCATGTTACCGGACTTTAAATTAATAGGTTTGTTTTCGTAAAACACAGCCCAAATACCTTCACTACTGAGTACTTGCTCAGTTTTATAGTTTTGTTTGTTGACATACTCGATTAGTACATTAGGTTTGGGTCTACTCATTGAAGTTCTCTAGTATATTATTTATCTTTAAATGTGCGTAGTTTTTACCAATTGCCACCGTCCATACGCACATTGGTACTAGTTTCTCCACTATCCATTACAGTTTTGCTTAGTTTGGTGCAATAAGCAAGTAGTTCGTAAATTTCATTATGCAAACTACGTGCTTCATTGGCATTCAATGTTAAATTTTGTTTGTTAGTTTGGTTCATCAGTTTAACTTTGTCGTTAAACTTTTTAATGTGTAATGGCAAGTTACTTTCCATTTGCTAACCTTAACTGTTCCTGCATTTCCAGTTTTGTTTTAAAAGGTCCTTGATACTCATACCTATTAAGTGTAATAAACTTAGGACAAAAACTTTTGACCCAGCCATTATTAAATTTAATAATATAATGACCTGCACAATAGTAACTTTTACTTTTGCTGGTCTTGGTATAAATTGGAAATTGATGTTTTATATCGTACAAACTATTCCACGGTTTACCGTTAACAGGATACCCGTATAGTTCATGTTCTGTTTTTACGTCTTTGGATTTTTTATTTTCTTTGTCAAATACGATGTTGTAATCTTTACTCAATAGTTTAATGCTGGCGTACTTCTTACGTTCTGTCGAACTTACATAAACTACACTACCATCGTCCACCATTTGAATAGTGGCAACTTTTTCGCCTTGGTTTTCTACTATCCAAAATTTATTTTTTAATACTGGTTTTGCAAACACTGTCATTGTTGTTGTCCTTGTTGATATCTATACTCTCTACGTAACCACCATTTGTACTGTTGAAAATATTGTTGAACTGTATGTGTGTCCATGTGCCAAGCACCACGCTCTTCGCAGTTTTCTAACCACATCTCGTGAAGCCATTGTCTAAATGTCATTGATACTCCGCACTTAAAAAGTCGCTGAAACTGGTAGCATGTTCGCTTAACCTGTTAAGTTCGTACTTGCCACAAAACTTAAGAAACTTAGCACCTACCATACTTACAGTTTTTGGTACAGCCATTGTTTTAATTGTTTCATTAATTTTTACTTTTACTGCATCCGGTTGTGCAGTTAAGTCTACCAACACACGATTACGCTCATAGTCATCTAATACACGATGTTCATCACCATTATGATCAACCCAACGTTGTAGCATTAGGTTATTCCAGTTAAAGCCTTTGTGACTTCTATCTTCGTATGCTTCCTGTAAGCCAACCTTATTCCTGCTACCTTTGGTGCGTACACCTGGATAGGCACTGAATATGTTATCTGTGGGATCACCGCGCATACATTTTTCAAATAAGATCCAACTTGGGTCTGGAATTTTTTTAGGTTCTTTGGTCTTCTTGTCTATTACAAGTTTGCCCCGTTTATCGAATATTCCCTCTATGGTATGCAATTCGTCTGCTATGCCATTGTATTGTTTGACATTAGTATTTAGCAGTTGATGAAAGTCCGAATCTGAGGACACAATAATGTGCTCATCATTGGGGTGATTTTGTATCCAGCCTGCAATCAAATCATCTGCTTCAAGTTCAGGGTGTTGCAGAACGGTACAGTTAGTCTGTTCACGCAAGAACTGTTGCAGTGTGTCAAAAGTTTCCCAAAACAGTTTATCTTCTTCTTGTTCTGCTTCAGTTAAGGCAGCACGAGCAACCTGACGGTTCTTTTTGTAAGGTTCGTAGTAGTCTTTGCGCCAACTACGCCCTTCTAAACAAAAAACTACGTGATTGGCCTTTTGATCTCGCCAGGCTTTGTTAACGCTACCCAGTGTAACGTGTATGGCAAAACCCAGTCGGTCCCAAGTATCAGCCTGTCTATGTGCCGCATGCCGGGCACGGAAAAATGTATTAGCAGTGTCAACTATTAGATATCGCATAAGGATAATAATAGCATATTATCCATTATGTGTCAATGTATTTTGATAAATTATGAAACTTCGGTTCTACCGCCTTGCCGTTTACGTACAGTATCATGTGTATTTTAACGTAATAAATGTTGCCAGTTCGGGATCTTCAACACAAACAACAACATTTAGGCTAAATTTATTTTTTATAGCCCAGTTTTTACCACCAATTTGACTGTGTAAGTGATAGGTTCTAGGACCTACATTTTTTTCTAGATACTCTTGAACAGTGTTACAACTTTTTTGAGGAATATTAAATTCCATTTGGAATTTTTTTTCAAACACACTAGGCATTAACTTACCTCAGTTCTGCCGCCGCCTATGTCTTTTTTCTGTACACCATTGACAGGCCTAGGATTATTTGCTTCGTACTGCTCATAAGTTTCAAGAACTACATTACGGCAAACATCTTGAAACCAGCGATCCACAATGTCCTCATCGGTACGTCCTTCATAACCTGCACGTACAAGTTTGGCAAGGAAAATGTCATTCCATTCTAATTCAAACGCACCCTGTCCTATATTGTCTGGATCAATGTCCACACTGATAATTTCCACATAAGGCTCGCCCCGTTCTGTGGCTAAGTCCTTTTTTGACTTCTTTTTCTGTTTAGGCTCTGGCTGTGCCTTTACAGGCTCAGGTTTACGAAATCTATCAAACAGTCCCATTGTTGTCCTCTTCAACTTCTTGCCAAGTGTAGTCACCTAAGAATTTAACCTTGGCTATATATTCATACCAGCTGGGTGCGCCCACAGTCCAGTCATTTGGACCATGCATTGCCAATATTACTTGTTGTTTCATTGTGTCGTGTGCTAACCAATATGTGTGCCCATGCACTGGCTTGAAACTGTATTTAGCACCATGTACCATGTCGGTAATATCTAGTCGCCGTCGTATGTCTTGGGCCTGTCGCTGTAGTACTGCAACCAAATCCATTATGCGATTGTATTCTTGTTCGGCATGTTGACGTGCAACATTAATCATGATGTCTTTTTGCTGTTTGACATCGATTAATTCAAACTTTGGTGCACCGGCCTCAGTGGGATACTCTGACACATTGCGATTAAAAAACGGTATTAGTTCGCCCGCAACATTGGCATCAAAACTGGTTCGTCCCTTTGCGCTGTTAGACTTTGACGTCAACGTATCTACCTTTTTCTGTTTCACGGTCTCTTATCTTATCTAAATGTTCTACATGCAGTCTTTGTGCTTTTAACTGTTCTTGCTCTTGAACATGTTTTCTATGTAATTCCTGCTGACGCACAACTTCGGTGTATGAGTCAGTATATCGATTAACATGGGCTCGTCTTTGAACACTATCTATCATTATTGTATTTAAGAGCAGTATAACTCACATATTGCTCAAAACCGCGAGCAAAATGAATCAATATCCGTTCAGTACTGATGTCAAAATACCAAGTAAAGTCTGTGTTAGCAGTTAGTCCCTGCGCCTGTAACCAATGAACTATTTCTATTGCTTTTTCTGACGCTCGATATCTGTAGTTATACTGACCGTAGTTGGCTTTTGGAAAGTCTATTACCGCAGTATCTGATACTGTCATTGCTTTAATTGCCAAACAACAAATTCTTCTGGTGATAGCCAGTAATAGTTGATAACAGGTTCCCCAGGTCCAGTAATAATATGATAACCCACGTAGGCCTTGCGTAACCAAAGTTGTTTGTCACTTAAAAAGCATTTACGTGGCAACCAAGTACGCAGAAGACGCCAATTTTGTACATGTTGTAGACCAAAGTCGCCATTGATTGACAAACCTCGTAATTTGTTGCCTACGTAACTGGTACCCATCATCACCAAAAGCCCAGCGTTCTGCCGTTGCCCACTATAATGAATACGCAGGTTGTGATGTGTAGCACAACCCAAAAGGTTCTAATTACAGCAACTCTTGTGTCATAAGGTCGAGTAGTTTCGTCATCAAACGAACCAATAGCATACTGCCATGTTTTCCAAAAACTTTTAATCATTATGCCAAACTTGCGTACAAGTGTTGTTGTAAGTTAAGTTTAAATCCGTTCTCAATACAGAACTGACCCACGTATTCGTGATTGCGTTGATTGTCTGCTAAGTTAAGCAGTCCAGGTTCCCAGAAACTAATAACTTCATCAACAGTACTACGCTCTGCCATTGTGATTGTGCCTTTTTCCGCACGTAGTAATTTAATCCGTTGTGGAAAACTGTTGTAGATATTCATAGGACTACAGTAGACTTCTTTGTTGGGATTGTTTGCCTTCCACTCAATGGCCCAGTCTGGAACTGTGCTGTATGGCGACTCTGGGTCTGCACTGACCACAAACTTCAAACAGTCTGCACGTTCTAAGATAGTCTTACTTGGTGCAAGATACTTGATAGCACGCCCATTCTTTTCAATGCACTTGGGACTACATACTAGGGTCACGCCTTCGGGCACTTCTGTCTCTGGCACACCGTTGCTTTCAACCTGAACTGCTTTGTAATTTGCTAACTGTTCCTGCATCCATTCTGTAATGTTTTCCTGTAGCAAAGGTTCACCACCAGTCATTACCAACACAATGTTAGGATACTGTTGGCTGTCTCTTGGATCACCGTTGTCAACTGCAGGTACTGCCCACTCTGGAACCGACTTGCCTTTGTCTAGCCAAAAGCCTGTAATAGTTTCGTGTGCTTTGCGTTCCAATTCTGCAAACGTCATCCATTCACCGTCATCAAAGAAAGTGTCGCAAAAACTGCAATCCAAGTTACACTTGGTCAAACGGATAAACAACGCAGGCATACCAGCGTAGGGTCCTTCTCCTTGTAGTGTAAAGAACATACTGGTTACAAATAGACTGCGCTCAGGTGCATCTTTAAAATACTTTTTGCCAATAATTTCGTTAGTGCCAAACATAGTTAATCTTCCGGATTCAATGTAAATTGGATATTACTCCAAGTTTTTAATTTTTCTCTTTTATTTGCTTTTGCTTGATGTAGCCTATCTAAGTTTAACATTTTACGCTCTATTGCAATATCAATCAAGCATAATAAATCGCCAATTTCATCTTCTAGTGTTTCTTGCTGGCTTTTGTTTGAGTGATAATTGATTTCGTCAATGCCAAAACGTCTAATTTTACAGACAACTTGGCTTACTTCTGCACACTCTTCCTGTAGTATGCACAATATTTCTTCTTGTTCGGTCATTCCGCTACAGTATGGTATACGTCGATTCTAACAGTCTGGCCTGGATGACTGTTCATTCTGGTTGTATATCTGCGATTCATAAATTCATAACTGACATCAAATCCCTGCAGTCTGTCCTGTTCGCGATAGGTTCTGTTAACAGTTCTACAACGGTTTTCTGTTATAGTTTCAGTTCTGCCACCTTGTCCACCAATCTGTGCACCTACAACACCGCCTACCACAGTGGCCACATCCTTACCGCTGCCTTTACCAAATTGATTGCCGATAGCAGCACCTGCAATAGCACCCAACACAGTACCAGCGGTATTAGTACTCTGACGTTCTACCTGCACTGGCTCACAGACTTCCATTGGGATATTGACTTCGCGTACACCATATATAGGCTTAACGTTTAATACTCGTGCTTCATAGATTTCTGCCTGTGCAACGACAGGCACAAACAACATTGCTAATAATAGTTTTTTCATTTAATGATTCCTTTTTCCATCAAAAACACAGACAAAATAAAGTTTTGTGTTACTGGTATTGTGTACTCTATGAAACACACCATCCTTTATTAACACAACATCGCCACCTTGCACTTCAAATTTTTCATCGTCTAACTCCATTTCTCCCGTGCCACTTACAAAATAATAAACTTCTTCCTGTCCCTCATGGCGATGTCCTCTGGTGCTCTGTAAGCCGTGCAGTTCGGTTGAACTTACTACTAAGTTATTTAGAGTTTTATTGTCTTTTAAAACATAAGTTTCATTGTCTTTGATTGTTTCGCCACCTATGTTGTAAATTTTAAGTTTAGTCACAGTAGTTACCCTTCGTAGATAGCACTGTTGCCTGCGTGTTCAAATACTTCTGCGCTTTTGATACGCACAGTGGGATTAATAGGATAACGCATGGTACCGCTGGCAATCAGTTCGGACATTTTGTCGTAGCACATTTTTGCAAACATTTCGCAGCCAACACCTTCTACAATCCGTAAATCACAGACAGCTTCGCGTTCATGTGGTTTCACAGACTGTACTGCACCTGTGCCACTGTCTAATGGCAGACCCATGTTGGACA